TATCTGCCCGGTGTCGGCGTCGCTCCACGGAAGGGCCTGTCCGAGAGGCTGGCTCGCAATCTCTTGGTCGAGCTGCGGCGGGATCAGGACGCCGTTCACCTCAACGATCCTCGTTCCGAATCCAAACACCCCTCCCAAGGGGGCGGTTTTGACGATGCGTGAAGGGCAAGACATGAACAACTCCTTGGACTCTAGGCGCGCATACGATCACACAACTTCTCGATTAGCTTGATTAGCTTGATTCGACAGGAAGCAAACCTAATGCGTCTAAGGTCGCTTGACCCAAACGGGGCTGATCGAAATGCTCGCCACGTCGAAAAAATGCGTCATGGGCCAAGCATGACCATCCGGCCAGTGAGACACCTGCCAGTCGATGTCGAGAACCACGGCCACCTCAGTACCGGGTGCCGTACCGGGTATCCAACTGGGACTCAGATCGTCGTATTGGAACGGTCCGGGAGGACTCGAAGATCCAGGTCCCCAATAGACCGTCTGATCACCGGCCGCGTAGGCAGATTCCCAAGTATCGGTGTCCAAATACTGAGCAGGAGTCGCCGGTGCCGTCGGCCCCCAGTTGGTGATCGCCTGACTCGTCCAAGCCCATCCAGCAAAGTAGATTCCCGGAGGCGATTGTCCCAGCGGAAGGTCAGCGGGCTCGAAGCGAAGCTTGATCTGAGCACCGTCCCAAACGGCGGGCGGCGCGTAAGGAATTCCAGGATGCGACACGCTAGAACGATTCTGTCCACCCGAGACGACCTGACCGTCGAGGGTGTAACGCACGCGCAACACATAGGCGGACGAATCATCTCCGTCCGGGAGCGGAGGGATCTTGAAAGTACCGAGCGCCTGATCCCCGTAGACGCGGCCCTGGAAAGCAAACGCGGGGCGCTGCGTCTGCGTTGCGCCAGAGAACTGAGAAGTAAACAACACGGAGGCAACGAACGCCGCGATGGCTATGTAGCTAGGTTTCATGTTTGGGTATTCGGGTAGGTGTTTTGGTTCATGGCCTATGAGCGAGACGCGCGCAGGCATTCAATCGTGCAGTAAGGGCCTGTGCTGTTCTGACCGTACCACTTCATGCCCACGACGCGCATCACAGCCCCACAGTGTTGGCACCAGCCTTGCGAGGGGGAGAATCCCGAGCTGTTTTCGTCAGGGTGTCTCACAGGGCCAGTCTACAAAGTGTGGGTATCGAGCGCAGCACGCCCCACAGAAAAGCTCCCAGCTCGCAGGCAACCGACCACGGCGCATGATCTCGTCCCACAGCGCCTCCGGCTTCCCGCGCCGCACGATGCGCACGGTGCTGCAACCCGCGCACGTCAGCCGCAGAGACTTGACGCGCCGAACACCGCGCGAGATCAGCCACGCGCCCTCATCTGATATCGGGTACACCGACGGGACGATACAAGGCGAAGAGCGTGCGGACGAGCGCACGATCAGCAGCCGTGAGACGCCGCTTGATAGCCGTGAGCTGAACGCGGTGATCGTGCTGGAGCGTAGCGTGTCGGATCAGCCACCACAGACGCCTCTGATCCGGGTCTCGACTGAGCGATCTGGAGAAGCTCAGCAGGTTCATCCGCCGACCATCCCTGTGCGGTCCTCGATCCTCTGCGCCAGCCACTCGACCCCACGCTCCGCGAGTGCAGGGTCGGGACGCAAAGGGCGTCGATCTACGGCGGGCAATCGCTCGTCTCGTAGGGAGGGAGTGTGACCCCCCACGACAGCGAGTCTGGAAACTGGTGCTTTCAGGTCGTTTCGTGGACCCAGGTATCCGTGAGGGAGCCCCATCTCGATCTCCATTAGACGCCACGGCATCACTCGGCCCAACGACCTATACAGCGTGCCCTCCATCGCTTCCACCACCTGAGCATCACACCGCCTCCGTGGACTGCGTGTCGCGGACCGGGGTGTTGGAGATGCTGCCGTCCTTCCCTCCTCGCAAAGAGTGAGCGCAACCGTCGCTAAGGCCCACGAGCGCGTCGCGCCAGGCTTCAGCTTTCTCTACTGGAATCTGCGCGCTGTAGTGGCTGTTGATCGCGCCAATGCTCACCTTCCGGGACCGGCTGATCTTGCTCAGCGCATCGCCCAACGCCGCCTCTAGTTTCTCGATGCGCTTCTTGTCATCGCTAAACTTTCTGCGCACGCGAAGGGAATAGTCTACATATTCAGAAAATGGAGGCGGATCCGCAAGTTCATCATCCGATGCACCAATATTCCGCATGTGGTCCTTCCAAGGGATGCGCTCTGTTTCGAACACGTCGCCCAGCACAACCCCGAAGCAAATATTAGTCACCGACTCGTCCCAACCATCACCAGCGGCGAGTCGGAATTCCTCCAACTCTGTTGCGGCTGCATCCTCGGCCTCGGCGCATGTTTCGTGTAGGTCGAAGCCTGTCTCGGGCGAATATGAGAAATAGACATTGGCCATAGTTCCGATCAACGTCAGTTCCGCTTCTTCTACTGTGTCGTCAGGCATCAGCCTTGCTCCTCGTATTTCTCGGATCCACGCCGTCACTGAACGCCGCTGATGACAATCGAGTTCGAGAGGTTGAATCCGTTGGTGGTCGCGTCCCGATACCACGCCTGCGCGGTGGAGCCTGCGGGCGGCAGGTCGAACGTCGCAGCACCCGTGCCGTCGTAGACATTGGGGGACGACCGCTGCGCCGCTCCCAACAGGACGCACAGCTCGCCGTCACCAAACGGGATCGGGTCTCCGAACGCACCGTTTGAGTAGATGACGATGCAGGTAGTCATCGGTGGACCTCCGAAGCTCTGCAACGAATCCGGGGTCTCGGCCAACGTGGCTCCCGGTCCCGCACTGTTGGGGCTCGTGTCGCATTCGGTAGCGAGAGCACAGGGGAGCGTCGCGGCGAATAGGCAAAACAGGATGAAGTTTCTCATTTCTGATTGGGGTTGAAGGGTTGTTGGAAAAGAAAGTGAATCGCAGTCGTCACGCGCTCGGGGAATCCTCGGGCGTCTGGTCATGCGGCGGCTCCTCGGTGGGCTCTGAGAACACATCAGCGAGCACGCGCCCCACAGGCGTCAGGGCCGTGATCTCGCGCCCGTACCACTGCTCGCGCGCCTTGAGGGCGCGGTCGTACGTGGCGAGGCAGCCCGTCAGGTACTCAGCGAGGATGAAGTCCGGGGTGTCGGACCCGTTCTCGGCGCAGTGCCGGTTGATCGTCTTCTCGAACTCGGCCCGCATCTCGTGGCGCTCGGGCGCTGATCCGGCCAGCCAGTTCGAGACCTGCGTGAGCTTGCCATTCAGGTCGTCGAGGCGTTTCTCTGGGTCGATGTGGTCAAGCATCGAATCGACCTGTGCGTTCGCAGCAAGGTCGTCTTGGATCGCCGCCTCGTAGGCGGCTATGCTCTCGGGGCTCTCCTGCTCGCCGCTCCGTACCATTGAGCGGTAGAGCGCCAATGCTTCTGTGATCTTGGTCATCGGTTCGTCGGTAGGTTGAGCTGGCGGAGGTCCGTCTCGACGTGGGGATCCCACTCGTGCTTGACGGCTCGGGCCAGCAGTTCTCGGGTGAAGATGAGTTCCTGCATGATGGGATGCTCGGTGCAGACGCGGATGTGGGCTTCGAGGATCTCTCGGGGGATCGGCTTCGCGCCCACGTACTTCTCGCCACAGAACGCGCAGTTGAGCTTCTCGTGCTCAGTCATCCCGCGCCTCCATGTCGAAGCCCTCGGTCGTCACGTTGATCTTGATCCCAGGAATGCGCACGGTGTCGCCCGCGCTGACGTACAGGGTGTTGAAGGTGAAGTCGCCTCCCCCTCCGTGCAGGCTCGCACGGAGCGTGCACACGTTCCGCCCGGTGCCGAGGTCGCTGACCAGCACCTCCTTGATCCACCCCGTTCCGCACAGGTCGAACTCGATGACGCCGCGCTCACCGTCGCGCGGGTGTGATTCACCGCGACCAATCAGCACGTTCGCGTCCGAGAAGAGCTGGATCTCCAGGTGCGAGTCCTCAAAGCCGCGCTCGGCCGCCTCCCGCACAACGATGGGCGGAGCTGCCGCGACGGCGACGGCCGCCGTGCAGAGCTTGAGGAAGTCACGGCGGAGCATTACCACCAATCTCCATTCGTTGCGCAGTCGTGCATCACGCAGAGCACGAGCACCGCCAAGCTGCCGTAGATGAGCACGCTGAGAATCATCGCTTCGCCAACCACACGTTCATCGGGATGTTGTAGTGCAGCACGCCTCCTGGCGAGAGCTGCGCCATGCGAAACTTGCCCTTGAAGCCGGACAGCTCACCGAAGAGCCGCTGCACCGTCTTGTCAATCACGGACGCGGCGACATAAACGGCCGGTATCTGAGGCATCCGCTCCAAGATCTCCTTGTAGATCGGCAGCTCGGTATCGTCGTGCAGACTCGCCGAGACGTGCACGCCCTCGTGCCGGTCCGGGCCGTACAGGTCACGACTCACGATCATCCGAATCCCCACCGCGAAGTCGAAGACATGCCGCTGTTGCGCGCCCGGCCGTCCGTCGCCTTCCGTACCGTCATACGGTCCTGCGTCGATCGCCTCTTGGAAGCGGGCGCGCATCGTGTCGAACGACTCGTTGTTGAGGGGTACGGTCGGCATCACTTGGCTACATGGGCGCGTACTATGCAGTCCTTGGCTTCGAGGAGCTTACGCAGACCCACGGTCGTCTCGGCGTTGCTGGGGGCCGACGTGGCGATCTGATGCGCTAGGTCGTGGAACGGCTTCGACGTGGCTTGCAGGTGCTCGGGAAGATGCTCGTATGCGAAGAACTGGAGGAGTGCTTGGGTTGCGGGGTGCATTACTTGGCCTTGGATTTCAGGGAGGACTTCTTCTTGCGGGCGATCTGGACGGACTCCGGTTGGAGCGCGTCGTCGTCGCTCACCTTGGTCATGCAGTCGGGCTCGTGCATCGCCTTGAGCGCCACGTCACCGTACTTGAGGTCGTGGCCCGCATACTGACCGAAGATCACCCGGTCGCCAACCTCGACGCTCAGCGGCACGCGCTCGCCCGACAAGGGAGAGCGTGCACCGGGTCCGCGCGCGACCACGGTGCCGGACTGCGCCGTCATGTTCTGCGTCGTGGCCTCGGGCAACAGAATGCCGCCGCTCGTGACCTTCTCGGCCGTGTCGAGCGCCACGATCACCACGTCGTTGAGGGGCTCGAAGAGCCGCACGATCTTCTTGAGGTCGTCCGGCGAGATAGGGGTGATTTCAGTCAGTTGATTGGTCATCAGAGAGTCATAGTTGCGGTGGGTACTTGGCGTTGCCGTCGTAGATAGGTCCGTGGAGGTCTTTAGACGCTCCCGGATTCGTGGTCGGGAACGGCATCCACGGATGGCCGAGCCACGCGATCAGTTCCTTGCCGACGCCCTCGGGGTCTTGGACGAAGGCTTCGTAGCTGACCAGCTTCACCGGAGCGTCGAGCGCCACGACAGCGTTGAAGACGCCCTTGCGACACGCGGCCTCCGGCCATGCTCCCGGTTCGAGGTTGATCTTCTTCATGCTCAGCACCCGCACCCTCGGGTTGCGGACCGGGATGATGAAGCGCGTGTTGCCGGTCTCGAACACCGGGGCAGGCTCGCTGCCGTGCCAGACCGTGCACTTCTCCCCCTGCCAGTTGGGGTCGCGGCGACGCTGACGAATGCAGCGCAGCACCATCGCCCGAATGACGTGGTTACCGGAGCGCGGGAGTCCACAGATCAGGATCACGACGCGATCCTGGACGCTGGGTCCAGCCTAGAAAGAGGCCCTCGCGGGGCCTTAGATGGCGTTTGTCGCACGGGCTCCTAGGTGTGGGGGTTCAGAACCGTAGGGCCGTTACACTCGGGGAGCCCTCCCGAACTGACATCAGGATCTCGCTTCTCGTAGCTTATTTTCGGCAGGTCTCCACGCAACCGAGCAGCAGCCTGCTGAGCAGCCAGCTCATCGTCGCCGAAATCCCAGACAGCACGGTCGTCCACGCAGCTATCGGCTTCTCTCCCAACCACTTCGGCAGCGCGGATGTGCAGATCCTCGTCCTTGTGGATAAATGTAGTGATGTACGTCACGAATGATTTCCTCACGTTTCAGAGGAGGGCTTCTTCGGCCCTCTGTTTCGGATATAGCCCGCCATTCCTTCGAGGAACTTGGGCACCTCGGCCGCGTCCATGCTCGACACGTAACTCGCCAGAGCCTTATCGTCTTGATCGACGCCGGGCTCACCGAAGCGGGTCACGAGAAGCACGAATCCACGCCGACTTGGTAGACGGCGATCAATCTCCATCGCCAATGTTTGCAGCACCGCCTCCTGCGCGATGTCAGCAGGGACCGGCGTGGTGTGCGCGTTCAACTTGCAGCCGCTCTCCTTCGTGGGAGTCTCTCCGATGCAGCTATCGAGACGCTTCCCGCAGTAGTGGCACTTATGCGCACGCTTGCAGTCGCGGCGGCGCACCGACTCCTCGAAGATCGCGTCGTCGTTGTACTCTTCGAGTTCAATGGGGAGGTCAATGGGGTAACTCATGCGAGAGTCCTCACGCGCACACGCTCGCGCTCGATGTACCAGACCGCCTTGGCGAGATCTCGGTCGTGCTCTTCTCCGGGCTTGAGCCCTGCGCGCCACACGTACTTCATAGCCGCCGCGATGTTCGCGGTCATGTGCTCATTCACGTCGGTGCACTCGATCCCCGCAGGGTGACTGCAATAATGTGCGGGGTGATTCACAGGGTCGGATACTTTTGCAGAAGCTCCTTCGCCCACGCGACCAAATCGACCACCCGCGAACCTGTTCTCATCTTCAGCCTTCTCAAGCAAAGTGAACCGTACCGATGCGTCGGCCATCGGTTCCGCGCTGTACTGCAACTCACACGGCGTTTCGCGGATCTCAAACTCCGCGAGAACTTTGCCGTCCTGCACAAGACGCACCCAGGATGCGGGCTTGCCTTCAATCTCATCGACAACAACAGCCGTAGTCGCAGAATCATGCAGCGGCGCAGAGAGCGGATCCGGCTGCTTGTCCTCCTCACGACAACGCCTGAACGCAATGCCCGCGCGCGCAAGGGCTCCCTCTATATACCGCGCGCGAGCCTCCGGCAAACACGCCTTGCTGTGCCCGAGGGTTTCGGTGCGGTAGCAACAGCCATAGCGGCTCTCTGCGCCTTCGTCCCCGCTCTTCTCCAGCGGGACACCTAGTTCATATATCTGGGTCATGCTCGATACCTCCCCGAACGATGATCGGGATAACGGAGGAGCCGCACTCAGGGGGGCGGCACGGACTCCCCCTCACGACATCGCGGTTAGTCCATCACGACATCACGGTCAGTCTAACAGCTAAACGTAGCCTCGACAACGCTAGATCGTCGCATTTCTCCCAAAGCGCCGAGAGGCGCGGTTCAGCGGTCCCCGGCGGCCTTCTTGGCGGCCTTCTTGGCGGGCTCGATCCCCTGACCACGCAGGACGCTCTCCAGGTCCATCTGAACGGCGCTGAACGCCTCATCGGCGTCCTCACCCGCATACGTGGTGGTCGGCTCCACAGGCTCCTCTGTGGACTCATCGACCCCTGCCAACTCCGCAGGGATGTCGTGGGTAGGGCCGCCGTGCTCGTGGAAGAACAGCACCACCATGTCCTGCATGGTCTTGCGGATCTCACGCAGCTCCTCATCCTGGCGAGTGTCCTCCTTCGCGTCGGATTCCAACGCGGAGACACGAGAGACGAGTTCGATATGACTGACTGCGAACCAGCTCGCTATGCCGATCACCGCCGTCCCAAGGGACGTGAGCATAGCTTTGGTAGAGACGTTGACTTGCATGGCTCAGTCCTTGCCGAGTGTTTCAATCGAGAGATCGCAGACGGGCGCGATATTGACAGCGTAGACCATGAGCCCGATCGGCGTCGGCTTGCCATTGTAGATCGGGATCTTCCACGCACGGAAAGCGCGATCCTCGCCACCCCAGCGCAACGTCGTCAAGTAACCGTACATGCCTTCGCCGGTGCGGATCACCACGGCGTCATCGGCGCGACACCGCGCTACTTGTTCAGCCGGGTAGAACTCGTCCGGCAAGTGCCCCACCATGTCGGACGGCGTGAGATCGAAACCCTTTGCCGCGTACTCGTTCACGCGAAGGTAATGGCTGTCCAACGACTTGAAGACGAGAAGCGCGGGGATGAAATGGAAGAGGCGCTCCAGCTCGTAGACGGCTTTGTCACGCGCTTCTTCGGCCGCTATGCGCGCGCTCTCCGCGCGTTCGAGGCGCTCGTCAAGCCCCCGAGCTTCGTAAAGGATCCGTTCGGATTCGTTACGCCCCGTGCGCAAACGGAGCACGGACGGACGTTCACCGACATGCCTACGCACTACGCTCTCGATAAGACCCATATCACCTCCCCCCTACGTTGCCGTTTGAAGACTCCACGCGCTCGATCTCGTGCGCTGCCGCTTTCACAACAGAGCTGACCACGTACGTCGAGATCGTTCCGCCGACAAGAACCAACACGCCTACGAGCAGGCCAACCTTCACGACCAACACGCCCATCTGCACGCGGATCTCCATGATCGCGTCTTCGAGCGCGTCCTGGCGTCGATTCGACGACTCCATGTGCGCGATAATGAGCTTCCGGTAGTCCTGGAAGCTGCCGTCCTGTTCGTCGCTCATTTAGTCTGGTCACCTTGCTCGAAGCCGCAGTTATACGAGCGCGAGGCCCGTCACCGACGAGATGTAAGTCCCGTCTGTGACGGGTTGATGTCGCGGACCCACAAGGACCGCTCAGAGAACTCTCCGAAGCGCAAGCGCCTCGTCGAACGTGCAGATCACGGGGTCGGGGGCGAAGGGGGGGCATCGCGCATCTCCGACTTCGCCATTCCTCGGGAGATCGTGTAGCTGAGCGCGATCGCCGTGACGGCGAACACGAGCGACATCTTCACGGACTCGGGCATCGGCACGTCGCCGCCCTTGAGCATGTCGAGCAGCACGGGGGTCACTCCCAAGCCAGCAGCTCCCGCCGACAGCTTGAACTCAGTGGACTTCAATCCCGTCGAGGGAGTGCCGTCACCGTTTCGAGTTTCCGTCTTCGCCATGCCGCGTGAGACGTTGTAACCGACGACCATGAGAGTAACGCAAGCGATCAGCGTCATCACCATCTTCTCGGACATGCCGTCGCCACCTTTGAGCATCTCCATCATTACGGGTAACGCGCCAAGCACGCCAGCCGCTCCGGTAATCTTGAGTTCAGATTTCATCGAATGACCTTCGTTCGGGTTGTGATGCAGTCTCGACCGATGGTCCGAGGAGAGCCCCGCCCAAAACAGTCGAGCGGGGCCGTGTGAAGCCGATCAGACCAACAGCAGTGCGTTGAGCAGGAAGCCAGCGGCCTTCTGCGTTACGGACGCCTGGAGGGAGTTGATGATCCCCGCTTCGGCGACACGCTGATCTGCGAACTCCGCGATCGTGTCGGCGTTGGCCTGCATGGCCGCCGCCATCGCCAACGGAGTCATGCCCCGGTACAGCTCCTTGAGCCTACCGCGCGACGATCCACTGAGCCGCGTCTTGACCGCGCCGATCGCGGTATCGACGGCCATGAACGCCAGCGGCGCTTTCCACGCCTCCAACCAGTCGTCGAGGTCTTCCGGCACCTCGCCGTTAGGGGGCAGCGTACCGGGCACCACGTCATCGACCGGCGGGTTCGCCAGCAGGTCCATGATGCGGTCGTAGCCCACGTCACCCAGGGAAGCCACCACTTCGGTAGCAGCCGGTGCTGCGGGGCTGGAATCAGTTTCAGTAGCGGCAGGCTCCTCGGTGCCGCCGGATCCCGCAGTCTCGGTTTCGGTAGCAGCCGGTGCTGCGCTAGGAGTAGTGGCACCGGCCACCGCCTCCGCCTGCGCATCGTTCCAACCGGCCGTCCAGTCCGCGTTGTCAGTGCCGCCCGAGAAGGGGTTCTCCGTCAGGGCAGTTCCGGCTGCGTGCGCAGCCTTGCCGTCATCGTATGCGCTCATGTCCTGCTACTCCGTGGGTTGCGGAGCGGGCGTCGCCGTCTCCGGGTTGTAGAAGCGATCGAGCTGGTCCCACGCGGCCTTGTCCGCCGCGATCACCCCGAGGATGGCTGCGCGATTCACGCTGCCATCCGGGTTCGTCCAGTTCGGATCGTTCTCGGTGATGGATTCGATCGCGCTCTCCAGCAAGAGAGCTTGCGACGTGGGTACGGCCTGCAACTCAGCAGGCGTCATCGCAGACGCCATCGTGCGACAGCTCGTTAGGCCGAGCAGTAGAAAAGCACTAATGGCGCAAGAGTAAAGTACGTTCTTCATAGGTTCTCCTTGTGAAAGGTTTCGATCACGCAGTCTGCTTGATCCCTCGATGGTAGGCCGAACAAGCACCATCCAACGAGAGACGAGCATTGTAGGCTCGATGTGTATTAGTTACGAACCATGTGGCATCACCTACCTCCGACTTCCACACAGCGGGTGTCTCCTCACCGTTAGGACCATGATGCCAAACCGCCTTGCGATCCATAACTTCACTGCGCTCATCGTCCGACAGCCGCACCTTACCTCGTTTGAGCACATTCATCGCTGGCACGCGGACCTTCTCGTCCACGAACCTCACCGGACCGAGGCCCGGGGTCGCGTCTAAGTAACGGTGCAGGGCGCGAGGGTATTCGAGCAAGGGCTCGACCTCCACTTCCGTGACGGTCGCGCGCACCGTGGGGTTGTGTCCCCACGTACGCAGCGCGATTAGCTTTCGAGACGCGCATCCCGTCTCGTCGATCAACGGCGCGTTGTTACGGCGCGTCCGTTCGATGAACGTCACGACCTTCCGACAACGCTCCCACGTTTCGTCCGTCCACTCTCGGAGTGGAGTCGCCTTCATGCTAAGCACGTATCGCGCGGCCTTCTTGCCTTCGAGCAACGGACCGCGCTTGGAACGTCGCGTCGTGGCGATCGCTTCGCGCAGTGCGGACGACCGCAGATGTGCTCGCAACTCACCGGCTCGCATGTTCACAAGCCGTTGGAACTTCTCGTATAGCTGCGCACGGTCACGACTCAGATCCGCCTCGGATCCGCTGCGGTTCCGCTGCGGTAAGTGCGCGGGACGCCAGTGCTCTTCAAGATCCGGTGCCTCCCAGATGTCGAACGTCTCGAACAACTCAAACGCATCGTCGCCTTCCAAAAAATCGAGCCACGCTTCGTCGATCGACTCCTGAGCGCCACCACCAGCATCCGCTCCCTGCGGGTCCTCAGCGCCCGTCTGCGATCCGGGTCTCTCGTCATCGGCGGGCTCTTCGGGCGGAGGCTCTTCGCCTCCCGGGGCAGCCGGAACCGTAGGCTGGTCAGGGTCGTCCACAATACCGGGAGAACGTACCTCGCCGGTCGGCGTCACGATCAGGGTCTTGACCTTGAACTGACGCTTGGTCTTCGACATCGCGGTCGGCGATTCGTCACCCACCGAGATGCGCATGTCGTAGTACGCCTGGAGGTCGTCGCGGTAGAAGGGCGGATCGTCCATGCGATCGTCCGTCTCCGGCTCCTGCGGGGGCGGTCCCTCACCGTCCGGCGGACCGTCCTCTCCGTCTCCGGGCTTCGGCTTCTCCTCGTCGTCTGCCTTGGGCTTCTCGTCCTTGCTCTTGTCGTCCTTAGGCTTCGGCTTCTCCTCGCCGTCCTTTTCGGGCGGCCCCGTCTCCTTCTTCTTGGAGGCGGGGCTTACGCCTTTTTTCCGTCGCCTTCTTCGTCAGCGGCCTCGTACGCACGACGCGACGCCGCGCCAGGGTGATCGGATTCCGTGGTGAAGTACCGCTTGAAAATCTGGAGCGCCATCTGCTCGCCGCTCAAGCGCGAAAGGACCAAGAAAAACATGAGCGAAGCGTTGCTCGGGACTTCTTGAAGGTAGCTGTGGAGCTTCGGGTACACGCGCGCGAGGTTACGCAGGAAGATCTGGAACGCTCTCTTCGGCTGCCGCGACACCACGTCTTGTGCGTCCGGGATCGCGGAGGCGTCGTCGGCGTTGAGGCCGAAGAACTTGGGCAGCGCCTCTCTCGGGATCGACGCGATGGCCTTCCGAGTACGCTTGAACACCGCGTCCTGCGGACCCTTGAAGTCGGGCATCTCCCTCTTGAACATCCGCAGCGCCTTGCCCGAGACCTTGAACGCGCCCTTGCGTGCGGGCTTCTCCTCTCTGTCGAATCCGAGCGTTGGCGTCTCCTTCTGCCGCTCGATCAGCTCACGCGACAACGAGCCGAAGACTCCCATGCGGAGCTGGTGCCAATGCTCGCTGCCCTGCTCCACGTCGGGGTACTGCTCGTCCACCATCTCGCCCGCGCGCTCCAACAGGGCGTCGCGTTCGTCTCGTTCATCAAGCGCCTCCAAACGCTCGCTGTTGTTCTCCTCGATGAGCGTATCGCGCTCGTCCGTGTGCTCGGTCTCTCCCTCAATGAGCGTCGGGCGCGCGCACGGGACTCCACACTCAGCCGCGTAGTCACGCAGGTACGACTCGACCATGAGGTCGCGTTCGGCGGGAAGCTCCTCGTACATCTCGCCGAGTGCCGCGATCCCTTCCAGAACTTCATCGTACGGATGGGGCACCACCCATGCGGCATCGCGCACCGACACGACCGTCTGGCCGTCCTCGTGCACCACGCCCCACGCGCCGTAGTCCGAGCTGACCGCTTGGGCCTCTTCGTCCACGGCGTCTTCCACTCCTTCCGACAGACCTTCCTGACGCGCCTCCCACGAGTCACACGTCATCTCCGGTCCGACACCGTATGCGTACAGCGTGCAGTAGTAGTCATCGCCATGCTTGGCGCGGTAGTAGCGACACATCGCGCACGCACCGTGCGCAGTCTCACCATCACCGACGATGCGATAGTTGCGCGGGCGCTGCGGAGCTTTGTCGTACTCGACGTACGCCTCATCGAGCGACTCGACCTCGGGCATCCACGTCCGTTCGTCTTCCGATACCCAGGTTATGCCGTTCGGGTCTTTGACGCACGCGCCATCGTCAACGCTCACCAACGTCTCGAAGATGTCGTCACCTGCGACCACGCAAAGCGCCGCGCGGCTGAGTCCGCCTTGTTCGCACACCGCGTCGTACTCATCGCGCGAGTCCGGTAGCAGTGACTCCATGCTCTGCTTCACGCCCGGCAACTTCACATCACCGCTATTCTCTCCGCTCGGCTTGTCGGTCTGCAATTCCGGATCCTTCTGCTCCTTCGCGGATCCGGTCGCCGTGCAGTCGAGGATCGTGAACTCGAACGTCTCTTCTCCGTTGTGCTCGCCCGCTTCGATCAGCTTCTCGAACGTCGTGAACCCCGCGATGCCCGCGCGCATCTTGCGCACCTCTTCGGAGTTGATCTTTCCCTCGAAGATAGCGAGGTACTTGTTGCCCTTCTCCAACACCGTCTCGACGAACCGCTCGAAGAGATGTCCGCTCGACTTGATGATCCAACCTTCCATCTGCGTCGCGGCGACGCCGTTCTTAGAACGTGAGTATTCGGGACGCTTATTGATGAAGTGCGTGGCGAACGCGCGCACATCCTTACGATCAACCTCTTTCGCGTCGTCCGGGTTTCCGCTTCCATCGGTCGCGTGTGTGTGTTGTGCAGCGAACTCCAAGATCGCGCCGACGTATCCCGGGTGGTGCTTGTTCTCGTCCTCGGGGATCGCGTCGGGATCGAGCTGGAAGAGCTTCTCTTCGAGACCCTCGCGTCCACGGAGCGCCTTGGTGGCCTTGCGGAATGACTCGCCAATCTTACGAGCGGCGAACAGGGTGCGTTGATACGTTTTCTTGAGCGAAGACATCGCGTCTCCTCGTCGCGGGGTTGCGGGCAGAGGCGAAGGGGGAATCCCAACAGCCATAGAATGCCACGCGACGAGGTGCACGTCTACAGGGCAGGTCCGTCTGGACCCAGCGTCCAGGATCAGCCCCCGAGGGGTCTCCCGGCGTGGTCGATGAGCTGCTGAGCCGCGCCCGGACCGACGACAGCGAGGCGACTCTGTTGCGCTTGGCTCCACTGCGCGAACTCACGGCGGAAGCTCTCCTCCGCCTGCGCGGCACCGCGCTTGTTGAACTCCTCGAACTTCTCCCACGCCTCCGCGACCGTCTCCACGTAGATGTTGAATCGGTACTCGCGGCGAACCTGACCCATGCCTTGCGGCGGCGGGGGCGTGTTGGCAGTCAGCATCCCGAGCCCCTGGAACTTGCTCCACTTCTCCGGCGGAGAACCTTCCGTGATGTCGAACTCGATCATGCTGAGGCGGCCCAGCTCGCGGCCCGTCTCGGGGTGGCAGTCGTAGCGATGATGAACAGTCTCGCGCACGCAGAAGCGCAATGGCTGGTTCACCGCCACGTCAGCGGAACCGGCCTGAGAGGACACGCTGCCTTCGATCTGTTTGCTAGGGCCTTTGGGTGCTTCGTCGGTTTCTTGGTCGTCGGTCATGTGGTTCTCCTAGTCATTTCTTCCAGTTGGTTTGGACCACGAGGCCCAGATGTTCTTGTTCCCACTCTAAGCGCTTCTCGATCGCAAGACGACGTGCACCCCGCACTCCATTCGCTGCCACCGAGTAGCTAGTATGCAAAACTCGACCATTCGCACGCAAGTAAACGTGGAAGTCGTCGTAGTCCACGGCCCGCCCATGACGGTTCACCGTCTTCCTACGGGTCACGCCCGATGGCAAGTTGCCCTTGGTGCGCTTCCGACCCACCGGCCACCGAAAACATTGCGCCGGTCCTAACTTCTCCCGCGTCTCTTCGACCCACTCCCTAGCGCACGCTTTTCCCTTACAAATACTACGGTTACTCGCATCGCCGAACCACTTCGAGTAACGCTTTCCGCTTCGCATCACACGCGCGTACCACCCATGCTGTGATCGCCAACGGCCATTTGACTGTCGGTACTCTTGGTCTATCCGCAAGACGCCGTTCACGATGCAATAACCGGATCGAACGCAGACATGTGCGCAGCCGCGATGTCATACAAGCGCTCCACCACACGCTGAAAAATCAGCGCGCTGTTCCGGCCGCAGAAGTGAAGCTGATAATCGTCACCCTGCCCAACCGTAAGATCCATGCAGCCGTCCCACTTCAACGACCCATACATGAACACTTGCGCGTCGTCCAACCCGGTCGAGAAGGTCAACGGAGAGTCGGCCCCCTGTTGCGTGAACTGCACCGGACCCTTCCCGTTGACGGGACCTGCGACGATCTCCAATATCACGTAATTCATCCAGCGCGTGCCGATGCAGCAGAACACGACGAACTCATCCTTCAAAGTCGCTTCATCCAACGGAGGAAACGCTCGCGGCATCTGGCTAGGCGTAAGATCTAACATCCCGCGACGACCTCCCCTATCCCATCGGTCGAGGGCACGAGATTGAATTCCGCGAAGTCCTCGACCCACTTCGTCGTCTTGAGGGCTCGAAGAACGTAGCCGTACAGCACGCGGATCTCAGCGTCGGCGTAAGGAGAGCAACGCATGGCGATCATGCGCTTCCACTGCGCCACGGACGCGGAAAAGATCAGCTCGGTGTGGAGCGCGTTGCCGAGGTAGCCGCGAGCTGCGCCGCGCGCTTGTTTGCGCGCGGTGTGCTTGTCGATGCCCTGCGCCTCGCAGGCCGCTTGCAGTTTGTATGCCGCGTCCCGATAGACCCAGCGCGCGTAACCCTCCGCCGCATGGGGTTCCTCCGAACCGTAGAAACCCACCTTACGCGGTCTCGGATCCTCTGAGCTGTCCGTACGCAAACGCTCAACGTCGTCGTTGTATCGCGTGGTCAACGGATGCTCCACCCACGGGCTGTCGCTCTCGTCCACATACCGAGTGCTGCGTTGACTGACAGCCGTGCGAAACTTGTGACGCACTTGCTCGTGGCTCATGCCACGCGATCCTCCGAGCAACAGCGACACCCACGCCTGCTCCTGACTGACCGGGATTACATTCTCCCAGTACAGATTGGCCTGCGGTCCTACATCCAGATTCTCTGGCGCATCCACGATTTGCGGAGCGAGTATGTGGGCTTCTTTTCTAAGAATCCAAGGGAGCCACTTTTCGATGCGCGCATCGACTCCAATCTGCGGCGTCCAGTCATCCCACTCCACCACGGCACGCAAGTTACTCGTGATGTACACCTCGTCGATCTCAGGCAGATAATTCTCAATCCACACACCCGGACGATTCGCAAGAGCCACCACGAAATCCGACGAGCGAAGAAAATCACCCTCGTCCACAACGTCGCAGTCATAGTTGAGATGTAGACAGATAGTAAAATTCGCGTGCTCCCACACGGAGCCGTGACCGACCTCCGCGATGTGCTTGTGATACGCGGCCGAGCTACGCCCCTTGCCGAGCGAGTCATAACAGACGCGCCCAGCAAGCTCGACGAGCCGCTCCAGCGTCGTGCCTTGAAGCTGGTCGTCCTTGGGGGTTCCCATGCGCGCGGGCGCGTGAGTCTCGTCGCCGTCGAAGACGACCTCTGCATAGATATTCTCGTCATACATTAGAATGACCTCCTCGATGAGAAGGGAATGGGGAGCGGTCTAGTCTTATTCGACGCGGGGTCCGAACTCCAGGAAAGCATCGTGGACGCGGACGGCGAAGTCGCCTTGCGGATCGCTACCCAGCTCTTCGGCCAGGTATCCCACGACCTCTTCGTCCACGATGCCGATCGCCATCTTCGGATCCATGCAGCGCGCCACGAACGGGCACGGTCCCGCAAAGTCCTCCACCTGAGAAGCGTGCTGCACGTACATGATGAAAACGGTGTCGCCGTCCTCGTCCATGTCCGGGTTGATGCGCATCCCCACGAGCGTCAGCAACGCACTCGTCGGTCCCGCATCCTCCTCGGGCAGCGGCGTCGTGATCCACTGACGGAGCTGGTCCATCACGGTCGCGCGGTTGAACGCTGCGATCTGCATCTGCGTACCCTGCACCGCCTTGTGATAGGTGAGCATGAAGCCGCCTTGCTGAATCAGCTTGCCCTCCTTGACGCGCAGCACCTTCGAGATGTTGAAGATGCTGCCCTGAATGACCGTCGCCTCCGGCCACGCATAGTCAACTCCCCGCTTTATCTGGGGAGCACTTGACAGGTCGGACGGTTCGGGTTGTCCGAGGAACATGTGCACGGCCGTCGCCACCTCGCTGCTCTCGCGCGCGACGAGCGGCGTGCCAGGAGGGACGACGCACACAAATCCTCCTTCGATGCGCTGAACGTGCATCGAGCTGAACGGAGGTGTACTTGAGACGATTTCGATATTCACGTCCGAGTCTCCTTCGCGCGGTCGAGAGGTCCGATCGGTACGGGCTGTCCGGCAGCAGCAGCCGCCACGTCTTCGGGCGGAAGCGGGGCCTGCGACAGTAGGATCATATAGCGAAACGGATCAGGCTGCATCTTGCGAGCGTACAGACAGTAGGCCGCCAACGTGAGCCCCACGAGCCCGAGCGCCACGCCCTTGCCGGGCCGCTCCAAGAGACTGAGCGCCACACCGCCTCCGATGAGCGACAGGTACGCCCACATCGGACAGCGCCACGTCAGCCACGCGAGCGCGCGACCCCACAGCGGGAAGGTGTCGGCGGCGCGCACCGGCATCTCCTCGTCGGGGTCGAAGCCTGCGTCGTCGTACAGTTGACTGAATCTCGGGTCAGTCGCCATCGGGGTCCTCTTGGATCAAGCGGATGCAGTGATGCACGCCGTCGAGTCGCTGAATCGTTCGGTCCAGCTCCTCTTGATGATCTTGCAGCCACAAGCATCCGCACTCGTGACAGTAGATCGAGATCGAGGCGCTACGACCACTCCCTGCTGTGAGCTTGAGCCTGCGGCCCTCTGGCAGCTCCTCACAGCCCGCGCACGGCTTCTTGTGCCGCGTCGTCACGTCCTCGACCTCGATCCTCAAAGGTCCGTGGAAGAGGCCGTAGTGCTTCGGCTGAATGCGCTTGTTGCGGGGCTTCACGACACGAAGACTCCGCACGGGGGGTTGATCCTCGTAAGGAGTCTGTGAATGGGGTGGGGACTCGTTCGCGCCATAGGGCCGATCAGTTCGCCTCGCGGATCATCGCCTTGTACTTGTCGTCCTTCGGCGTCGTATTCTGCAACACGGCGTCGGCGAACTGGTCGGCATTGAACTTCTCCCCGCGCTCTTCGGCGAGCTTCCTCGCCTGCTCGATGGCCTCGTCCTTCCACGCAGGCGTGCGCTTGCCCTTCTGCAAGTCGTAGTCCACGCGCAGCGGTCCTTCCTCGAACGAACCCCGAGCACGCATCCTCAGCGCGTTGGCGGCGAAGATCTTCTCCATGTCGCCCATCGCGCCCTTGGCGAACGCGGCGAACCGCGCGACCTCCATGTGCGTCTGCAATACCTCGCCGTCCTCTGGCAGTCCCGACAGCTCCTCGCGGAACGTATCGACCGCCTCCATGAGCGTCTCGGCTGCCGCTTGGATCGCGGACGGGTCGAGCAAGCTCCTGTTGGATTCTACGCGGATCACTTCCGCCGCTGCGGCCTTCGTCTTAGTCGCGGTCTTGCGCTTCGCTATCTTCTTCCGCGTCGCCGTCTTTTTCTTCGCCTGTGCCATGCCTAGTCTCCGTTGTCTCACCCACGAGGGTATCTGGGTCCGGTCGTCAATCCCACCGACAGAGTGCTGGTGGTTAGAAGTTGTATCGACTGTCGATCAGTCGTTTCTTTAGGGGTTTTCGCGCTTGTCCGTGGCTTCGCCTTCCGTGACCTTGCCGCCGGGGTCCTTGGGCGCGACTCCTCCCGAGGTGAGTCCCCCGAGAGAGCTGTCCTCGACGAGTGCGCCGGGCTTGTTGACCTTGCCTTCGGTCACGTCCGCCTTGGCGTTCACGTCGCCGCCGATCACGTTGCGTTTCTCGTCTGTCACGTTGCTCTCCTGTTGTCGTCTGCGTGCGCGCGACTCCGGACCGTCTCCCGACCGCCAACCGGCGGGGCGCGAGTTGATGGGTAGTCGCTGGCTCATCGTAGTGGAAGGGGTAAGAGAACCCCCGATGCTTTTGGGCCTCCCGGCTCGCTCTATGCACTGAGTTCACCGACCGATTCCCACGCCCTTCGGAGGCTCTCCGTAAGGATACCCCATTTCGAGGAAAGATGAGGGGCCGAGTTGAAGAATCATCGACCCACGGACTACCACCGACCGCTGGGGGATTGGGGAGGGCCAGTACGGCCAGTAGAGGGGGGTATGTGTCGTCTCCGCGCCCGAGCGAATACTACCGCCCTTTTCGCTTCGGGGCGTTGTTTCGGCGCTTGATCGACAGCAATTTTTTCAGGTGTTGCTCGCGCGTCGGACCCTCTGCGAGCACACGCAGCGCCTCGTCCGACCCCACCACCCTGACGAGCAGTCGATGGCGGCAATTCGTCAGACAGACCGTGAGGCCGCTGCGAGGCGTCGTCGGCAGATTCTTCTTGTGGTATGGATTATTGTCCACGAGGTACTGACACGACTCACACACGCGCTTGTCCTTCTTGCCCACCCATCTGAACACCGAGGTTGCAGGCAAACCCATGACGCGCGCGGAATCGTAGAAGCTCTCCAGCGCGTCGATGTACATTCCGGTCCGACGGTCGAGCGGCATCTTATAGTCCTGCTCCGTCACCGCCTTGACGAACTTGTTGAGGAAGCGCATCTCGTGCTTGATCGCGCTCTTGAGCCACTTCTCATCTCCAGCCGAGAACTCAATGGGGTCGTGCGGGTTGCGCCCCCGTATTCCCGCTGACCTCACTCCCGCCACGAATACATCACGCCATGCACGCTTCATCACGCGCGACGAGTCTTGCTGAAAGTCCGTGTTCCAGGTCTCGCCGCGATCGTGCGCCATCACGAGCGGAAGCATCTCGGCGAACGCACGCTTCTTGATGCGCTTGAGCGCCCGCTTCCCAACCGTCACGCCCTTCTTGCGCGCGTTGGCGAACTCCTGCGGGCGGAGAAAGGAGTCCATCGTCTTGTCCTTGTCGAAAAAAACGAGATCGACCTCCTTGGCCGCGCCGACGTACTTGCCCTCATCGAGCGGCCACCCCGCTTCCTCCGCAATCGTGAACGACGGTAGAAAGATGAACAGGTCGTCGTACTGAACGAGATCTCGAACGTCGGTCATTCCACGTCGCCGAGCTGGCGGGCGGCTGCCTCCCGGATCTGCCTCGTGGTCGTACGCACGAGTGACTTGCCGTTGGGGTTCGACTTGTTCCTCCGTGCCGTCTGCAAGCTCCGCTTCCCCTTCGTATTGCACGGGGCCATGATCTTCACTTGATGGCGGAAGCCACGCGACGGCACGAACACAGGGATGCTGTACGGGAAGCCATCGTTGTAGCGGTTGCACTTCTCCGCGCGCTGCTCCAGCCACGGTCCAATCTTCCCGAGACCTGGGATCAGGACCGGCTTCCCGACGCACACCTCGTCGGCGACGTTCTCGATCCAATACGTCAGGAACTTGAGTCCCTGTTCGCTAGAGATGCACGCCGAGCCCGCCGCGTCGTCAATCGTGCGGACCAGCGTTTCACGTTCCTCGCCGCGTTTCAAGTAAGGTAAGCTAACTTTCATCTGCGTCCGGGCAGTTCTCCAGTGGTCCGAGCCTCGTAGGGTTTGCTGCTCTCAACAGCCGCTCCCGCGAGTGCAGCTCCCGCGCTCTTCTGCTCGGTCACCTTACCTGCCCGCTCCTTGTTGATTTTTTTTCGTTCGTCGAGGATCTTCTGCGCGCGGTTGCGCGCGTCGATGAACGCCTCGGCGATCTGTTCGTCCGTGGGCTCGTCCTGACCCTCATTGAGTTCAATCGTGATCGTGAGCGCCTCCTGTGAGGCATCGCGCAGGACCGTCACATCCTCCCACAGCGCCTTGATTTCAGGATCTTCATCGAAGTCGTCCTCGAAGAGCTGCGTCGCACTACCCACGACCTCAACCGGCAAGAGCGACGGGTCGATCTGCTGACGCGCACGTTCCGCTGCCTCGTCGGCCGCTAGGTCAGAGAAGTTGCGGACGTGCCCCTGCAAGCGCGGCGACGCCTCCAGGCATTGCTTCACCCACGACAGTTGCTCCTCTTCCGTGAGCAGCGTCTTGTACAGCTCTGCCGACTTGTGCTCATCGTCGAGCACCTGAGCCCGCTGCGTAGGCGTCATGGCCGCGAGACCCGCCTTGGTCTTGTCGTCCTTGGCCTCGATGGGCTTCTCTGAGGTCTGCTGCACGAGACGCAACACCATCTCCTCGGGGAGCTTGGCAAAGTTGATGAGGATATAGATGGCCCACATACGCGCATCGAGCTGCAAGTCGTTCTTGAGACCGCTCATCGTCTGCACGATCTCATAGCGCATACGCACCAACTCCAGACGCTCGAACTCGTCGAGGTAAGAAATGGGCGACATCTGAACGAGATACTCGTTGTCGCGCTTCGTCGGATCGTAGCGGTCCTTGTTCTCCGGCGACGCGAGCAACGTAAAGTGCACGTCGAGCAGTTGGCGCGCTCCGTACACAATCGCACGCTGGATGCGCTTGGCCGAGCGCGCGAAGCGAATGTCCTGTTGTTGGAGCGTCGCCTTCGCGTCGATCTCGCCCTCGAATCCGAAGTACGCCTTCGGAGCGGACGCGGCACCGAAGAAGGCGTCGCGGAAGTGTTCGAGGTCGTAGATGTCGCCGACGTTGCCGCCGCCTTGCAGGGTCTCGATGCGCGTGCTTGAGTCGGCGCGGATCGGGTAGAAGATGTCCTCCAGCGGAGTCAGCGGGTTCCACTGCTTCTTGTACGTCGCGCTCGCGGGGTCGATCAGCTCCGTCTTCTTGAGACGCTTGCGCCACTGGTTGACGTACCGCATGGCCTCGTGATCTTCGAGGCTCCCTACGTCCACGAGGATCACGTTGCGATCCGGGATGCGGCGCAAGCGGTACATGAGGAGCGAGTCCTCAATAAGCGTCATGGTCCGCCACTCACGAAAGAACTGCTCGCACAGCCCCGTGCCGTAGCCATCCTCCTCGTTCTTTCCGAGCAAGCGAAAATGAATGTAGTCCCACGGGAAGCTCGTGTCCGCGCCGTCCGGGTGAAGAGCCTTGCGGAACTTCGCACCCTGCTCCTTGAAGCCGACGAGGCGGCCGTACTTGTCCTCCACGCGGGTCATGTTGTGCTGACTCGCGTAGCGCCAGCCAAGCACGCCCTTCTCGGAAGCGTAGAGCAGTCGCTGGAACGAGTCGCCGTACTTACACATGCGGCGCGTGACGGCAAAGATCGTGTCCTCGATCTTGCAGTTCTGGAGGCAGGCGTTCCCGGCCTCGATCATGTGCCGAGCCTTCGACTCGATCCAGACCCGCACTCCCCTGTCGTAGTCTGGCTGCGTGGACTCCTCGCTGTAGACGGACAGCACGGCGGCCACGAGACCGAAGGCGTCCATCTCGTCGAAGATGTCGTACCTGCGTCGGCGATCCGAAGCCAAGCTGGAAAGCCGGTCAAGCTCCCGGAACGACGCGAATTCGTCCCCGCGCTCGTCGAACCCGAAGTCGTAGCTGACCGGCCGTGTCTGTCGTCCGAAAAGTCCGTAGAGCTTCCAGAAAGCAGGGAGACGGTGGGGCTGGGTCGGGCGCTGAGTCCTCCGGGGGGTGCCCCCCGGCTGCGTCCTTACGTTTCTGGTTTCGTTCTCCGGCACTATTCGTCCTCCGTTATGCGGTGGCGGGCAGTCTACACGTTGGACCGTAGGTCATCCCAGGTCTTCCTAGCCGCACCGATGGGCTCCCGATCCGTGTCGGGAGGCCGGGTGTCATTGGCGGCGCGCGCCGTCTGTCCGACCCGCGTGCGGGGCTCGAACTCCAGATCCGCCACCGACTCGTGCATGGCGCGCTCATCGTTCAGGCAGAGCCACACGACGCCCGCCACCGCGTCACTCACGTCCTTAGAATTGTGAACGAACACCCCTGCGGTGAGCGCGAAGTTCTCGGTTCCCGGGACCGAGAGGTCATACACGTCTCTCAGGGATCCTTGACGAACCTCCACTACGCGATGGTTGCGCCGACGAAGCGCCGCCAACCGGCGTTCGACGAGACTCACGCTGCACTGAAACCTGGCAGCGGCCTCTCGTTGCGTGCAGCCCGTCTCAGCAATATGTGCGACGATATCTTCGGCCACCACGTCGCCTCGACGCCGAGCCGCGATCGCAAACGCGACGGTCCGTTTGCCAATCTCCGACGCCACTCTTCGATGCTTGGCCGATTTGTTGTACTTCGTGATATTAGCGGTTCCGGTGCGCCGACCCAAAACCGTCGCACGCGCGTCCCTCGCCGAAGCAAACTCAGGGTCGAGATTCAGCTCCGTCATGTTCTTCCGCGAAAAGGCGCGGCCTTCGGGCGACCGCGCATAAGCAACGGCGCGCTCCCTACGCTTTGCCTCGAACACCGGATCCGCTCTCCGTGCGCACAGCTCCAGCGCGTGCATCCGCGAATGCTCTTCCGCAGGCATCAAGCACAGCGCACGAGGATCATTGTTCGGCTTCCCCTTCTCGTGGTGCATCACGCCATCTCCGAACTGATTGCCCGTATATCGACCCGGGTACTTCCACCTACCGACCATCCGATGCGTGAAGTGCCACTTCTCCGAAGCAGGACACCAATACAATTCATACCCACGCATCCCATCACGATTCGACACCTTGCGATACAAAGGCATCAACGAATCTTCGGGTCGCAAGTCACCAGCTTCCCTATACGTTCCGTCCCGCAGCATCCAGCGGTGATCGGGTGTGCAGCACACTTCCTGTCCGTTGTCGAGAACCACGGTCACGGTCCGAGCACGACGACACGTCAAACGCGGACGCACGGCACGACCCGCCGAGACCTTCCCTTTCGCCATCGTGTACACGTAGATATCCTCGTGCGCGTAATCGCGCGCGAGTTCCCGAAGCGTAACTTCGCATCCGTTCAACAACGACACCTTCGTATCACCGTCAAAACAGCCCTTTCCTCCCTGCGTGGACTTCTGCGGGTGGTCCACCTTGTTCTTGCCCTTGAGATTGATAATGCGCTTCAAATCCAGCACTTCGTCGATGTAGGGCTTGTACTCGTACATTGAGATCCGGCGATCGAAGTGCGCGCTCCGAAGCGACAGGTAGGCGTCCTCCTTGCGGTCAACGGACTGGTGCCCCGCGTCTATGTGGTGCTTCTTGAGGATCTGAATCGAGTCGCTCGACTGAAACTGGTCGTACGTGACCTTGGCGATCGAGAAGATGCGGTTGAGAAACAAGATGAATGCCCGCACCTTCGAGAGATCGACCTCGCCTCCGTTGGGAGCCCTGACCCGCAGCATGAGGTCGATGATGATAAATGGGTTCGAGACGGTCGAGACCAACCCCTCGGCGTCGATCCTCTCCACCTTCACCGATCCGGCGACGTGCCCCATAGCGATCCCGAGCGCGTCGTCCGTGAGCCCGATATCAACATGAATGAAACGCGGGCACTTCGGATTCAGGCGCGGGACGTGCTTCGACCCCACCACGCGCACGACGCGCTTGGCGATGAAGCTCTCTTCGATCAGCGAGTCGTCGTCGATGTCGCAGATGATCTCGGTACGCGAGAACGGATGCCGCATATTCTCCGACACAGCCTCGTGTACTGACGCTCGGTCTCGAATCAGCGGCGAGACGTTGAACGTGGCGACGCCCGCCATGTCGCGCAGAGCTTGGTCCAGGTCTTCGTCGAACGACTTCCGCAGCTCCAACGGCACGTCGATGACTCGTGCGCCCTTACGAGGCTCCTCGCCGGGTTCCAGAATCCGCGACGAGGATCGACGATCACCAACCTCGACGTTGAAGCCCGGAAACGTATAGCGGCTCTTCGGCTTACATTCCCACAGCGCGTAGTCCGAGACGAACGTATGCTGCGCGTGGTCACCGCCCATCACCGTCCGCAAGTGCTCTTCCAGGAACGAAGTCTGCGCGTTGCGCGAGCTGATGAGAAACAGCATCCCGGGAAGCACCCCGCCGGGTCGGCCAAAGCGCGACTGGAGGCGTGTGTACGTCGCGTTGTAGAGATCGTACGCCTGCCCGATCGTCTTGCCCGTCTCCTTGTCCTCCTTCTCCATCATAAAGTTCGCCTCGTCCATGAGGAAGGCGAACAGGTCGAGACCGAGAGCGTGTCCCGCGCGAGAACCAGCCATGACCTGAATCTTCTTGCGAGCAACCGGCTCGAAGTCGATCGGCGCATCTTTCCTCGGATCGCGCGGACAGTGTTCGGAGAAGTAATCGCTGTTGTCGATGTAGCCACGCAGTTTGTAGAAGCCAGCGCCCGTCGCTTGCGTGAGCGTCTTCGAGTAGACACCGAACACGATCTTCTCGTCGGGCAGCAACCCGTAGTACCTAGAAGCGTCGCGCAAGCACGACAGCACGCAGAGCTTGTAGCCCATCGCCACGTCCGACACCGTGGTCTTGCCAGTTCCGATTGCACCTGTGAGCACCCACTCGAAGACGGGCGATCCAGGACGGAAGACCTCGTACAGATCTTCCTTCCAACGTGGGTGCAGGAACGACGCGGCACGGCCGAAGTAGTAATCGTCCTCGATGAACTCCTCGATCGTTGGTGGCTGTCGCAGGTAGTCCACCTCCCACAACAGGCTGTGCAACGACGTGTCCGCCTGACCGTCCACAATCGCTTCCGCGAGCCACTCCACTACGAGCGCGCGTTCAGGTTTGGACAGCCCGTTGAACAGATCGCGGTCTCCGTACAACGTCTCCTCGGCAACGCGGTTGAAAAGCTGTACGTGCTCGTCGCGCAGCACGCGGGTCGCTTGAATAGAGCCCTTTCCTGCGCGGATGACCTTCGGCTTGGGTCTACGATGCACCACGGTCCGACCTCTTTCGGGCAGGCTTGCGGCTCACACCCTTCTTCTTGGTCTTCTTCTTGGTCTTCTTCTTGGTCTTCTTCTTGGTCTTCTTCTTGGTCTTCTTCTTGGTCTTCTTCTTGGTCTTCTTCTTGGTCTTCTTCTTGGTCTTCCGCTTCGCCTTCTTCTTGAACCCTCCGCCGTTCGCCAACGTCTCGCGGAACTGTGCGCGGAACTCCTCGCGCGCAGCAGGCAAGCGGGGGGCGAGCTTGGAGATCGCGGTGCGGATACGCTCACGCGCCAAGATCTGCTCGGCCTCCGTCTGTCCGAGTTCCTCGTAGTCCACAGAACGCGCGGATTCCTCATCCCGAAAGAGCGTTTCGAGCTGGTTATCCATGCCTCGATGAGACGCAATCCGAAAGTCGTTTAGGCCCACGCCGGACATCACCGTCTTGGCAGCATCTACTTGCACCTTCGTCGGTTCCGGCTGCTTCACCATGAAGTTGCCGCGACTGTCGCGCTGTGCGTTGCCCGCCTTGTCGCGGTGGTATTCCGGTCCTGCGAGCGCGAGCGTCAACACCGCAGTCGCGGGGTCAATGAGCCGGTGAAGACTTCGGCGGATGAAGAACTTAGCGCGTACCTTGAGCGCATCGTGATGATCGAACTCATCCTTGAGCAGACGCAGCTCGACTTGAATGTCTTCGCGCTCGAAGAACGTACCGACAGCCTCCAGGGGGATTCCGGCCTCCAACAACGCCGCCGGACCCTCGAAGAAGGCTAGGTTGACGAGCGAGAGTTCATCTTCCGTCAGCGCCACGACTTAGCTTTGCCCGGGACCCTTGAACTCGTTGCCGTCGCTCGTGGCGGCGTTGCCGTCGGGGAACAGCGGTTGCTGACCCGGAAGGTCTTCCTTGACGGGCGCTCCGTCGGCATCCGTAGTCAGAGGAGCCCGCGCAGCATCGCGCTCCGCCACGGCTGCCACGAGTCGCATATTGAGATTCTCACACGACGCCTCCAGATCGTTGATCCGCTGGAGCATATCAGCCTTCTCTTGTGCGTGCTCACCGATTGCCTCGCGGCGACCTTCTTCCTTGGCGTGCTCCAACATCGCGGGAACGGTGTCGCCCTCGGGAGCGGCTTCCTGCGGGGCCTCGTCGTGCGTCTGCATAAGACGCTCGACCAGTAACGCGACGTTGGCGCAGACCTTCGGATCCACCTCCATCGTCGGGAACTCGTTGCCGATGGCTTGGCGCGCAAGCACCCCCATGTTCGCGGCGTCTTGGATGAGCTGAGTGTCGTTTGGCATAGCATTGCTCCTAGTAGTCTTTCTCCCACAGATTATGAGAGGTTTGAAAACGGACAGCGAAGTCTGTACGCGCCGGGTGCATCTCGCCCGTCGTTGGGCTGCGATACTCCCGAGGGTTCCGCTCGTAAGTGGTGAGGGTGCCGACGTTGCAGAAGACGACCGAGCCCCCCGGTGATCCGAGGGCGAGGCGCATCCGAGCGAGCAAAAAGTCCCAGATCGCCTCCGTCTCCGCGTACGTCAGTCCGAACTCCTCCGCGATTGCCCGCGTGATGGGCGTCTTGGAGATTTTCGCAGCATCGTCTGCACTAGGTCGTCGAGCAAGAGCATTCCTAACACCTCGCCGCTTGGGCGAGTCATCGTCAGGATTGGTCCCTTTTGTGGTTTTGGTTGAAGCCATTCGAGAGTCTTGGCGCGTATCAGCACGTACGTTTTCCGTCGGTTGCGTGAGAAAATCAAGAGTGGGTGGGCATTTTCCCAGGTCTCGGCCTGCGCGACGCACTGATCCCACCACGCCCACAGCGGGTACTTCGGCTGCTCGAACATGCGCTCCATCTCGCGACAGCCCTTGTCGCCCTCGATCTTCTTGCAGTTGTGGACAACGATCCCGCCCTCGATCACGTAGGTCTCGTCCTCTTCCACACTCAGATTCCAAACCTCTCTCCTCCCTTCCGTCAGAGACCACGGACTACGCAGGCGCGTGAAAATTCGACTGCGGCGCAGATCATACACAGGCTCAGTGCGCTCGTCAGACAAACACGACGCAGCTCGATGGTCAGCGAACCCTCCGTTACCCCACACCGCTGAACGGAAGCGATCCAAACTGCTACGTGCGACCTGTACCGAATACAACGGACGCGGCCTCTTCCGCTCACCACTCGCAATCAGCGACACACCAACCCTAGAGAATACGCCAAGCCGTAGCAACGCAAACTGTACTTCCAACGCTAAGCGACGGCTCACAGTCTCACTGCGCGCAAACCCCGGCCCACGGCAACCATTGCCCTCGAAGTATCCGCGAAGCAACGCTGCGACCAAAGACTTCGACCGCCACACATGTAGGCCCAGCCGCTTCTGTGCACTCCCCGAACCCATCCACGATTTGAAACAGTGAGCCAGCGCCGTCGAGGAGACGCTCACTGTCACTGCTTTCGTCTCCTCGTATGCGTAAACGACCGACGCCTCTCCGAACACCTGCTCCAGCATCCTCCTAACGAACTCGATGTACTCCGTCTCCGCCTCGTGAAACGTCCACGTCACACTACCCACCTCGGCCCGGCCCTCCGCCGCATACAGACCCAACAGGCGCATGAGGTCTTCGTCAACACGAACGCGCGAAACTGCAACGGGCCGGGCCTTCGGCCCGCGACTCTTCGCAGGATACGTCGGCACACGTAGCCACTTTGCCTGACTGTCGGCTCTATTCGATAGCAAGCTCATGTGCGATAGCGAACGCGCTTCCCTCGCAGGCCGCCACCCACCATCGAAGTCTTCCACAGGATGCGAAGCGGTGACAACGATCGGCTCCGTCATCGCCTCACACAGCAGCTCACCCGACGTAGAAGTCTTCTTGCTGAAAACATCGGTAACTTTCCTAAACCGCCCGCGATGTGTCAGAACACGATCCCCCACCGACAACGACTCGATAGGTCGGAACCCCTCACGAGTCATTACCAACGTACCGCGACCGAAACACTCGACCGCGAACGGCCAATCGCCCGAGTGGCGCGGATTCACGTCGAGGTCACCCTTCCGGTCCCACCCCTCCATCGGTGCAACGATGGTGCTCTTCGGACGCATCGGCAGCGTCGTGTAATGCGCGTCGAGCGGCGTAGCGAACCACCAATGCGAGAGCACTCGGCAGCACTCCAGCATGAACCTCTGACCTTTGCCGCGCCCCTCAGCCACCGGAAGCCTCCGTCTTGAGGCCCATCGGCACGATCGCGCGCGGGTCCAACGTCAGCTTGGAGAGCGCCAGCATGATCGCCTGGCGGTCGGCCGCTTCAATCTCGTGCTTCATTCCGCCTCCGTCACTTCGAGCCAAGCCCCGTCAGGGTCGTTGTTGGACGAGATCCGAAACGAGCGACCGTCGCGGAGCGTCACAGTCAACGCCTCCGACTTGCGCCCCGACATGAACGTCGCCTTCCCAATCTCAGGCGCGACGACCAAATTCAACGCCTGCACCAATTTCAACGCCCGTGCGCGCTGACCGTCGCTCGGGGTGTCACCTACAAACTCCACGGTCACGCTCATAATTCCTCCAACGTAGCGACGCCCTTCTCATGGTGCACGACTAGCAGACGATCCGTCGCTGCCTTGAGAACGTCCGAATGAGTCACGAGCGTCACAGGACAGGTAGCGGAGATCTCGTGCAGTAGCTCCACCACCGACTCCTCCCCCGCCTCGTCGAGCCCGTCAAACAGCTCGTCGGCGAAGAGCTGATCGAAGCTCTTAGCGAACCGACGGCCCACGATCTCACGGAACGCAAGCAGAATAGCGAGGTCGAGACGCTTTCGCTGACCCTTCGACGCGCCCGCATAAGTGATGGTGCATCCCGGGATTACGGCCACGACGCTCAGCTCCTCGCGCTCGCCTCCGCCCTTGAGCTGCCGAGTAGCTGACAGCCTCACCGACGCCCCCGAGCCCAAGAGCCGCTGCGCGAAGCGCGTGGCGACCCGATTGATCTCCGGGATCTCGTTCTCGATCAGGAAGCTCCTGAGCCCACCGGGGCCGAAGCCCTCGACCCAGAACTCCAGCCAGTCAGCGGTTAGCTGCATATCCGCGTCCTCCAGGACGCTCACCTCCAGAGCTTCCCGGAGCCCCAGGATGCGGTCCTGGACGGCCTCACGTCGCCCCTGTGCGCGTTCGTGCTCTCGCAGGGCTGCCGCGACCGCCTTGGCCCGGCCCTCCACGACGCGCAGCCACGCCCGCAGGTCGGCCTCCCACTCCCGCAGCTCTCCCTTGGCTGCCGCAAGCTCGGGCAGACTCGGCGGAGCAGGCTCGCGGAGAGCCGTCAGCGAGTCTCTCAGGGCCGCCTCCTCGCTCCTGAGCGCCTCCACGTCGTCCCGGGCAGAATCACGCAGTACGAGAGCCGCACGCTCTGACCGCAGCTTGAGCGCCTTGGGGACCGCCTGCTCGCAGGTGGGACACTTGCCGCTGAGCTTCCCCCACCGCTTGATCGCCTCTTGAGCCGCGCTCGCGTCCGCACTACGCGCTCCCCGCTCCTCAGCCTTGGACCGGCGCTTCCCCTCCAAGCTCCGGCGCTCCATCCGGTAGGCGTCCTGCGCCTCCTGATGCGCGTCTCTCACGCCCTGCGCCGCCTCTTCCTCGGCCGCCACGCCCTCTTGAGCCACCTCGACCGAGCCCTCGATCCTCTCCTGCTGGATGGCCGACAACTGATGCAGCATCCTGGATCTCTTCCACCGGAACTCCGTGTCGTCCTCGTCCTCATCCACGAGCCCCGCCAGAGCCGTTTCCTGTTCTTCGATCCGGCTCATCAGGGTGGCGCGCTTCCGATCCCCGACCGCCAGCTCTTCCGACAGGTCCCGCAGTCGGCTACGCGCGCGCACCTGCGCAGCCGCGTACATCTCCATCCCGAGCAGCTTGTCCAAGATGGCCTTGCGCTCCGTGTCGGTCGCGGAGAAGAAACTCTTCACGTCCTCGCGCGCCCCAAACGCGATCGACGAGATGAACGCTCGGTAGTCCATGCCGAGGATGTCCTTGATCGCGGCGTTCGTCATAGAGTCCCGCCCGCGCGTCACGTCCTCGCCGTCCACAATGAGCCGCGCCTTGTTGCCCTCGATCGGGTGGCCCCGATACCGCTCGATCCGCACCGGCACCGTGCCGCCCACGATGTTGACAACGCCGTAGCTTCCGTCCGTAGGTCTGGCGGGCCTTCCCTTCGTGTCGGTAATCAACTCGACCTCGCCGCTGCCCTTGGGTCGAAACAGCAGCCGGATCAGATCGTCCTTGCCGTAGCGGTCGCGCAACGGTCGATCGAAACACACCCACGACAGGCCGTCCAAGATGTACGACTTGCCCGCGCCGTTTGACGCGCAGCCCGGGTGGTCGTGCATCACACCTTCGATGCCCGTAAGTCCAGGCTTCGATAAGTCGAACTCGACGTGCTCGAACGGGCCGAGATTGTGAAGGATCGTGGGGCCGAACTTCATGGCGTCCAGAGAACTTCCGTCGTTTTCCTATGCGTCGCGCCCACTACCGTCGTCACCGGCTGGAACGGCAGCCAAGAAGCTCCGGCGCTCTCACATACCATCACTTGACCCTCACGAGCGCGGCACCAACACGCCAATCGTCGGTAGTCTGCTATTCGATGTGGATACTGCTTTCCTTGATCGACATACGGAGGGTCGATAAACCATGTTGCCGTCACGTTCGGTGCCTGCGCGTAGTCTCCGTGAATCACCTTCCAGTGTCGGATGTACTCCACCTGCTGCGCCAAGCGATCACGAGCGGGCTCTCCCCATGTTCCGAACCTTCGATTGGACGCGCGACCCCCCATCGTGCGCTTCGGCACCGAACTGCCTTGATTGATCCAGAACCCAATCAACCACTTGGCCTCGTCGCACACGTTCAGATCATGCACGTCGTCGCCGATTTCCAACAAGGGCAGTGCCGCGATCTCGTCCGCAGGCGTCCGAATGAGATATGACCAGATTCCCGCCACGTATGGGCTCGAATCTACCAAGACCACCTTCCGCTCAAAGTGACGGATTGCGTACCCGGCGGCCCCTGCAAAGGGCTCGACGATCATGTCATACTCCGGATTTGGGTAATGCGTCGCGCGCATGAACTTTGCACCGAAGTATAGAATGAACACGCGCAGTTTCACCACGAGTGACCCTCCAGCTCGGCGCGTTCGAGACCAAGCTCCCCGGAGTCGGTGAGGCACGCCTTGTGGTACGTGACGCCCTTCTGACCGATAAGCTCCGAGAAGACCGACCCCTGCTCGCTGTCGAACGGATAACACAGCTTCAACGCACCCTCTTCGTCCTCGATCCAAAACGCAGGTGGATATCCTTTAGGGCGCGTGACTTTGACGACGAACTCTTCCCTCGTGTAGACCTCATCAACCAATCTCGCCTTCGGCACCTTCACCATCACGAAACCTCCCCAACAAGAGCGTTCGTATAACCTACTGCGTCACCATTGATACAAACGATATACGTATTCCAACCGATCCTCCAATCGAACTTGTACGGCTTGACCTCCACAGTTGCATGCGCAGCCTCCGGCCAACTCTCCACGAGATGCGCGCGCAACGCCTCGAAGTCGGACAACTCAACGACCTCCTTCATCGACGCTACTAAACCACCCCGATGCGGCCGATATTTGAACATCACAAAACCTCCTGTAGCAGTTCGAGCCCGAGCGTCACCAGCTCTTCCGACCCCTCGGCCTCCGTGTGCGCAACATAGCGACGCAGCAACTCCTCACTCGTCTCCGCCGTCGAGACCTCCAGACGCGGCGGTTCCTCATCGTCGAACGTGATGGCCTCGCACTCCACCCACGCGGTCTTCTGCTTCGCATGAGCGGTGAGCGTCTCTGCGAGTCCCGGATCGCTGCACACGCGCACGAAGTCGCCCGCTTGAATGGCCTCGATGTCGGACATGTCCTCGACCTTGTGGAATCGCGGCGACATCTCGTTCTCGATGAACTCGATCTCGTTCGTCTCCGTGTCGAGAATCCAAAATCCGCGCACACCATCGGCGTCGCCGAAGTGATGCTGCATCGGCGCACCCGCGTACTGAATATTAGGGCTGAACTCCATCTGCTCGTGAATGTCGCCGAGGAAGATCCGGTCCCACCGCTGCGGTCGTAGATCCTTCTTCGCTTTGCCCACATCGGCCGGTACTGCGCCCTCGATCATCGTGTGGCTGAACAGATAACGCGCCTCCTTGGTACGTGATACCTCACCGATCGCCTTCCGGTAGGCGTCCGGGTCGTCGATCCACGGCACGTACGCGAACGGTCCATCGGTGCCGGGCTCGTCCCACACCTGCACGTTGCCAAGGAGCGCCTGGAGGGAATTGATCGACGCCTCGCGTCCGTAGATGTCGTGGTTGCCCGCGAGCGCCGCCACCCAATTTAGCTGTTCGGCCGCGTACGCGAACGCGCGGCACGTCCGGTCGAGTACCGGAACCGGGATGGACCGGCGCGGGTCGAAGATGTCGCCGAGCGCCAACAGCCCTTCGCACTCCCGCTCTACAGCGGTGTCGATGATCCACAGGAAACACCGCACCTGATCAGAGAGCCTGGACGTGATGCCCTCTTCGGTCATGTGCGAGAGCTTCGACTGCTCGGCGAACTGCTGGTCGCCCGTGATCGCTACCTTCATGCTTCTTCGTTTACGGTTCCCACGACCGGCAGCTTGCTCAGTCGATCGAAGTCCTTGTCTTCGCGTCGTACCCACTTGCCCGTGATCGGCTGGGCAGCCTTCATGCCGGACGCTGAGATCAGCACCCACTCGGGCGTGTGGACAATCCGCTTCATCGCCTTGTGGTCGTTCGCCGACATCGTGGGCCAATCCGAGAAGTCGAACTGCTTGACCTCCTGGTACGCGACGCTCGTGTCCCAGCCGCGAATCACACCGGGGCGTCCGTACTTGAAGATCAGCTTCTTGAACTCTTCACCGAGTTCCACGCGTGCACCCGCGAGCGATGTGAGGTCCATCGTGCAGACGTTGCCGTCGATGCGCGTGTGGTTGTGATGCCGAACGGTCTGCCACCCGGAGAAGATGTCTGCGTCACTTAGAGATCCAAGCATACCTCGTACCTCCTTCCGTCGCATTCGCCTTCCGTGGGTCCAACCCACGTCGCGGGCACGATGACGCGCTTTCCATCCGGGTACTTCTCGCGGTCGAACTTGTACTTCTCCGATCGCAGAATACGAAAATGACGGCGGCGCGAATGCGGCACAGGCGACTTGTGGCTCGACTCCGGCATCCCGAGCTTCTCACGTATCTCGTGCGGCTGTAACAGCACGTACTGGTCGCGCTCGTGGCTGCGCAGGAACTCCGGCCCCTTGGCCTTCTTCTTCCTCGGACGCTCGGCGCTACGCTTCACGACGAATCTATTCGGCGTGTTGAAATACGCGACCTCTTCGAGCGCGGTCTTCGCATTGATGGCGGCGCTGTGCGACATGCGCGGCCAATCACCCGACTTGACGCATAGCTGTCTCCACTGCGACGGCGACAAGTACATCTGCTTCTTGTCCGCAACGAACGCGAGCCCGAGTTCGGACTCGTAGCAGATTGACGGAGCGCCCGTCTCTTCATTCGTGCCCATCCACGCCCGCTTGATGCGCGACACCGTGACCATGCTCGCCGTCCGAGGGAGACTGTCCGCGTTCTTCTTCGCCAGCTCCGCAACCTCCGCCCCGTCGTATCCATACTCCTCGGACGACGTGCCCATGAGGAAGCTCTCGATGAAGACGCGCTCGCAGTTGAGCCCTGTCTGTCCCGGCTCCGCGTCGATGATAAGCAAGACAGATGCGGTGTCCTCCACGGCCACTATGGGGAACGGCAAGAAGAAGTTGTTCATCACGAACTCCACGCCGCCCACCATCCCGTAGTCATCCATGCCGCCCTTCGCCTTCGCGTCCTCGGCCGCCGTGGTCTCATGCCACCGCTGCGGGAAGTCGAAGAGCGCCGCTTTCTTGAGGTAGCCGCGCAGTTCCGCGCTCGGGAACTGACGCTCCACCACGGAGCACAGACGATCGAAAAACCTACCCACGGGTCGTCTCCGGGAGCAGGAGTCTCGGCGTCTTGTTGCCCTCGATCGCTTGGACGATCTTCGGGATGAGATTCTCGGCGACGGTCGATCCGTCCGGCAGAACGAGGTGCGCAAGGAATGCTTCCTCGAACGTCTCGATCTCACACTCGATCGCTTCCATCTTCGCCTTGACGACGAGGTTGAGCGCGCGCCACCGCTGACGCTGTTCTTGCTCCCACGCCTTGAGTGACTGCGCGGTAGAGCGCATACGGCCGGTCTCCGTCAGCATGAACTTGTCGTCCGACTGATCCGGGACATCGACGAAGAAGCGAACGTGGCGACCATCGAACTCGAACGCGACCATCGCCTTGCCCTGGCCCTTGTGCCATCCAGTCTGGAAGCCGTCCGCTCCGTAGCGCGTCAGCGTCCGTTCGATCTCCGCCTTCGACCTCTCGACGGAGACGCTGGTATCCTGTGCGTAGCGACCCATAAGCGAAATACTACCGTGACGCCGGGACTTTTCCCCTCTTCGGACGGGCATTTTTTGACGCACGAGAGAACGGGCGTGTGTACTTCGTGTGCGATCCGATTTGCAAACCAAGCCCTGCGGCCTTTAGAACGCGGCAAAACGCCTTCCAATCGACCGCCGGGGGCTCCTCGTCCACCCGGGAAATCAAGGAGTCGGTGGGGCCGAACGAAGTCCGCAGGTCTATCCCCTGGATGACGCGCTCGATGCGTTTCCGGTCTCGAATCAGATGCGCCTCAGCCTTCGACCGACGGGTCCGCGTCCCCAGGAACGCACACAGAGACGCGAGCTGATCGTGAGGCTCGCGGCAGATACGGATGTCCCAATGAACGCGCTCGAACAGCTTGGGAAGCGTCTTCTTCCCCATGCCGTGCACGCCCTTGATCTTGTCGGACGGGTCGCCGAGCAACGCCTTGTACAGCAGGAACGTGTCGGTCGAGACGCCCGTGCGCGCATAGAAATTGCCCGCGTCGATCATCTCCTTATTCGTAAGATCCCAGACACGAGCGCCCCATCCAATCGTCTGCCACATGTCCTTATCGGACGTGACGATGATCGGGCGCTCGCCTCGGTCGATGTAGATGCGCGCCAACGCACCCAGCACGTCGTCAGCCTCTCGCTGTCTATAGCATAGGCACATCACGCCGAGCGTCTGGAGGGCTGCCTTGACTGTGCGAATCTGCTCGAACGCCTCGATCTTCTGATCTTCCGTCTCGAACGGGTACGCCACCTCGTCCGTCTCCGGCTTCTCTTTGTAGCCGGGGATCAGTCGGTAGCGTCGCGGCGGCGGCGAGTGGTCAAAACACGCGACGATCCGTCCGGCCTGCACGGCACGCTCGCCCAACAGACTGCTCAGCAGATTGAGCGATCCGTGAACACCTCCCGTGAAGGGCAGGTCGTTCGCAACCTCATCAACTGCCGCCGCCATGATGCAGCGCACGATGATCGAGTTGCTGTCCAAAAGAAGAGGGTCCGACATAACAAGCCTCGATCTCTGGACCCAGCGTCCAGGCGTAGATGCCGGGGGGCCGAAACCCCCCAACTCACGCTACGACCGAGAGGCGTCCCTACTCTTCGGTGCTGCGTGCTTCGTGGCGCGCAGCTTCGTTGGCGACGATAGTGTTGAAGATCTCGTTGATCTTCTTGTCACGTACCGGATCCTCCATCTCCTCCTCGTGGATCGAGGGGAGCAGCAGCTCCTCAAGGTCTCCACGGCACCACAGTAGAGCGCCAAGCGCACCACGAACTTCATGGTAGTCGATGCTTCCGATCTCGTCACCCTCGGCACTATTGAGCGAATAAGCGAGCGATCCGATCTGGAGCTTCTTCTCTGTCGGAGGACGCCACGCAACCGCAGCGCGCTCCGCAGGCTTGCCGCCCTTCGTCTTGGTCGCGTCCTTGCCGGTCGTATCCTTCGTGACCGCTTCACGCTCCAAACGCTTACGCTCGCGGCGGATATCAGCGGCCGACGTGTGCGGACCGACCTCGTTCTCCATCGCCTTCTGGATCTTCGGCGGGAGGCGATGCAACTCCAACGCGGCCTTAGCGGAGAACTCGCCCGTAGCGACCTTCTCCTGAATCGTCGTGCTCGTGTCCTGGAGGTCGATCGAGCGCTGCACCTTCTTCGGGTGCAGACCCATCTCCTTCGCCACGCGCTCCGGCGTCCAGCCCTTCTTCTGGAGACGCACCACCTGACGCCCGATGTCGATGATGTTTAGGTTCGAGCGTCCGTCCGGCGAATTCTCCGCGACCGCAACCGCGATCGCCTTGTCGTCGTCACCTTCGAGGTCTGAACGGATGATGATCGGGACATGAGCCCACGCGCGCGTGCCCACCGCCTTCGCGGCCTTGAGACGACGCTCACCAGCGACCAGCTCGAAGTTCTTACCGTCACCAGCGGGGCGCACAACCAGCGGCTCGATGATGCCGTCGGAACGGATGCTGCGCGTCAGCTCCGTAACGTCACCGACGCCCGCACTCCTCACGTTCTGTAAGAGCTTCACCAGCTTGATGCGCGAGCCCTCGACGAACCCAGATGCAGCGCGCTTGCTCGGCTTGCGTCCGTCGGCGGTGATGACGTTGACGCCGTTGATCTGATAGCCGTCGGTCGGCATCCCCTTCGGCATAGACGCGGGCGCTGCCTTGCGCGCCGTCTTCTTCTTGGCGACCTTCTTGCGCGCAGTCTTCTTCTTGGCGACCTTCTTGCGCGCAGTCTTCTTCTTGGCGACCTTCTTGCGCGCAGTCTTCTTCTTGGTGGCGGCTTTGCGGACGGACGCCTTCTTGGCGACCTTCTTCTTCGCAGTCGTAGTCATAGTTGGTTCTCCTCAGCGTTGTCCGAGGGCAGAGTTAGGAATTCGGTCTTAGCGGTAGGTAGGATCGGGCGAAGGGCCTCGGGTGTCAACTGTCGTCCTCATCCTCCAGGTCCGCCGACACGCCTTTCTTGTCGAGCAGGTACTTCTCCACACCCCCGGCCAACGACACCGCCTTGAGGGCAGCGTTCGCGCCGGAGCAGAAGCCCGGGTCACCCATGCGGTCGAACCAGTCGCCCCGCTTGAAGGCCCCGTCGGACCACGGGACGAGGATTCTCCCCGGTCCCTTGGCCTTCTTGATGATCCCGGCTTCGGTCAGCAGGTGTTGAGCGGTCAGCTCCACGCTCGGCCCGTGCGTGAAGTCCAGCACCCACTCCGTCCGCCGGTGAGGCGGCGCGAGTCGGCACTTGTCCGTGATGGTGGAGATCTTGTAGCCGGTGGGCGCGATGCCCTTCGCACGCTTCGCGGGCAGCCTGCCGATCACCCGATTCGCCACCCGCTGAGACGCCGCGAACTTCACGGCCCGGCCTCCAGTCGTGTCGGTCTGCGGGCCACCCCAGCTAGAGAAGCCTCCGATCTTCGAGCGGTTCTGGTTGATCCACATGACGTGGGCGCGGACCTTGGCGATCTCCCGAAACATCTTGCGGCAGCCCTTCGACATGATTCGCGCGTGGAGGCCAACGAACGAGTCTGTCATCTTCCCCTCCAACTCGTCCTTCGGCACAGCCGCCGCGATCGAGTCCCACACGATAAGCGTCGGTGCGCCGGGGTCGCGGGTCTTGAGGTCGTTTAGGATCGCCCACGTCGCCTCCCAGCCCTCTTCCGCGTGCGCGGGCGCGAGGTAGATGAGACGCTCCGGGTCGATGCCGACGTTAGCCATCTTCGCAGCGTCGAGCGCGACCTCGTAGTCGAGAAGCACCGGGATACCGCCCGTCCGCTGACACTGACGAATCGCCATGTGCGCAAGCGCCGACTTGCCGCAGTTGTGGATCACAAGACCCTCAGCGATGTAGTTGCGGTACGGGTCCTCCATCTTGATGTCGTAGGTAGGCTTGATACCGACCGGAGTGATCGACACCACGCGGTCCTCCACGACCACGTACCTAAGATTGCTGTCAGTCTCTAACGCATGTTCGCGGTTGTGCGCATCACCATCCACGACGACGAGGTTGTCTCTGTCGTCGTTCGACCAGTCCTCGTCGATATGGTGGACGTGCTGATCGGGGCGTAGGAACTTCATGTCGAAGAAGTCATCCGCGTCGAGACGGGCCTTGTACTCGTCGAGCGTCAGGCCGTTCATCTCGGCCTCGATGATGGCGCGAGACATCGACGGCTGTGCAGCCCTCGCTCTCGCGTGGTTCGGATGAAATCTGACCGACAAATGCTTTCGGAAGTTTGATCTGGAAGCGGGGTCGTCGGACTGCCAATGCGTCTGGTTGTGCAAGTACAGCACGTCACCAACCGACACCTCCTCCAACGAACGGTAGCGACCCCCTACGTACATCTTGTGATCGAGCGTCGCTGTTAGCTGCGCACCTGACTCGGTAACGACTTCCAAGCACTCGCGCTCTCCGGTCTTCACCACGTCAATGATCCGCGATTGCACGATGCGATGATCGTCGTTCATCGCAGGCGCGTGGAACGTCGCACCTTCGGGTGCAAAGCGATTCTTGCCCTTGCCCGGCACCGCGATTCGATGGAAGCGTTCGTACAGACGCTCGATCGTTCCGCCCTTGCAGTTGATGAGTTTCCCGTCCGCTTGACGCACCTGATAGCCGATGAACGTCTCGGCCCAAGAGCATCCTTCGTCTCCGTACACCTCACTCGCACGCCCAACTGCCCAGCCGCCACCAAGCACGCGGTCAAGATCTGGGAAGCCTGACGGGATCCACTCCTTCACTTCGGAGAGCGAGTCTGCTTGTCCCAACACCGTCACCACGCTGTCGGTCTTCGTGCCGAGACGCTTCTTGATGGCCTTGACCATCGAGTCGGTATCGGACGGCTTCGCCTTGCGCGAGGTCTTCTTCTTCTTACTCGCGGCTGCGCCGGACTTTGCGGGCGACCTTCTTGCGTCCTTTTTTCTTGACGGTCTTTTTGCGGCCGTCTTTGCGGCGTGGGAAGTCTTCGCTTTGTCCTTGAGGCCCATGCTCTATCACCTTCTCGCAGTGCTTGATGAGTCGCGTCGTGCTCACGTCGAGCAATGGTTGCAACTCAGCTCGGTCTTGAATCTCACAGAGAACAGCGCGGCGCAGCTCAACGTACAGAATGCGGTCGATCTCGTCGCGCTCCACTTCCGGCTCGTCCCCAAGCGTGCGCGTCAGCGATACCGACGGCTTGAAGGAGTCGTACTGCGAGATCCAGATCACCGCGCCTCGGCGCACCGTGATCGTGTCGCCTGCTCGTAGTGCCATGCCGTTCTTGAAGGGTAGTGGGTGACCCCGCTCTACCGATGGTTCAGCAGTTCGAGGTCACCCGGGGAGGGGAGGGTCAGTCTCACTTACCTCGACGAGTCGTCTTCTTTGACGCCTTATTCTTCGTAGCGGCCTTCTTCTTGGTCGCGGCCTTCGACTTGGCCGGAGACTTTTTCTTGGTCGCGGCCTTCGACTTGGCCGGAGACTTCTTGCGGATCTGAGTCGCGGCCTTCGGGCGACGCGGCATCGACTTCTTAGCGGCGGCCTTCTTCTTGGAAGCCTTCTTATTGGAAGCCTTCTTATTGGAAGCCTTCTTCTTGCCGCGACGCACAGCCGGTTCGGCCTCTTCGGGTTCATCTTCCTCTTCCGGCTCCGGCTCCTCTTCTTCCTCGACGATCTCCACGTCGTCCACGTCCATCATCCACGGATCGTCGGGATCGTCATCTTCGCCGAGGATCACCAATAGGTACTCGCCTTCGTTGTCCGGGTCTTCGCCCCAGGACTGAACAACGCCTTGCGCCTCTTCCTCTTCGCCGTCCTCATCCTCGACCGTGAAGCTCACGACGGTCGAACCGAACTCGATCCCCTCGGGCGGGTCTTCGAGCATGTCCTCTTCGCCTTCGTCGGCCTCTTCTTCTTCGGCCTCTTCTTCTTCGTCCTCTTCTTCTTCGTCCTCTTCTTCTTCGTCCTCTTCTTCTTCGGCGTCGGCGTCGTCAGTCTCGCCGCCTTCCGCGAGGGCTTCGAGGTCAGCCATGAACTCCTCGGGGATCTCCTCGTTGGTGAGCCCCTCGTACGCGGCGATATAGTCCTCCAGGTCGAACGGGAAGAAATGGGTCGCCTGATCGAACGTGTGCGACAGCTCGACTAGACGCTCGTACAAGTCCTCGTCATCGACGATGGGCTCGGGATCCATCTTGTCCGGCTTCCATTCAGTATTGACGCCCTTGCCCTCTTTCTTGAGCAGGATATCGCGGCCGGAGTCAGCGTCCGTGATATCTTCGCCGTAGTCGTCATCGACGATCAGATCGACGATGTACTGATACACCTTGTAGGGCAGGCGGAAAATGCGCAAGTTCGGATTCGAGGCCGTACCCTCGTCACCGCGCACGATGCAAGGAGTCCAATACTCCGACGAGCGGTTGCAGTATTCCTTCGCTTGATCCTTCTCCGACTTCTCACCCGTCTGATAGATCTCGTCGAGGCGATCCCAAAGCGGGTCTTTGACACCGAACGTGCACGGAGCAGTGACGCTCTTCTTCATCTCCTTGATGTAGAACGACTTGAATTCCTTCGCCGGGTCTTCTCCGTGGCAAGGCAAGAGACGTAGCCGTCCCTTCGTCCAGTCTTTTTTGTCGATCACCACACCCTTACGGGTCAGTGCTTTTTTTCGGCCTAGCATCTTCTCGCGGAATGCCGCGCTGCTCTTCTTCGCTTTCACCATGTCTCGTTGTCCTCGCTTCGTGTTGTAGAATCGCGCTGTGCCCTGTCGAACGCCGAGGCGCTACTTGTCGGGCTAGGTTGATTCGCTTTTTCCGATGAGCGTCCGAACCATTGAGACCCGGTGGTTGACCGCATCCCGCACAGCTCGAACCGCACCATATTCCTTCTTCCTAGCACGAAGCGCAATCCTAAAGGACCTAATTTTTGAGTCCTGATTCAGCCTCGCCCGGATCATCGCTTCGGTGGGCTCCACACACTCGTCGTGCTCGTACCAGTGCCGATACACGAGGTACTGCCGCCCCTCCTCCCGGTCATAACGCTCCTCGGCCTTTCGCAGCCGTTCGAGCGCACGCTCTGTCTGGTAGCCCCAAAACGCACACTGCGCCGGGGCCTTCCGTCCCGCCTCCCACAGATCCTCGGGATCGGTCGGGATGCCCAGCACCTCCTGCATGTCAAAGGTGACGGTCTCGCCGTTCTCCAGCCGCACCTGGAGGGACTCCACGTCGCTCAGCGTGTCGGCCGCGTTGCGCAGCACCACCGCTTTCGTGCGCTGACTCTTCCTACGTGCAGGCATCGGCGTCCGTGAGGGCGAGCAGTTCATCCGCCGTGTACTGCGCGTACTGCGCCAACCAGCCGTTCGTGAACACCGTCTCGATGTCGTCGTCGGCAGGCAGCCTCTCGATCAACGAGGGGATACGTTCGGGGTGTTCCGAGTGTCGGAACACGAGCGCGAGCCAATCACACACAGGCGCGCGCGAACTCGAAGTCAGTCGGTCCGCGAACCCTTCCAACACGCCCACGTCGAGACCTTGGTACAGAAAGACGCTGCTCGTGATCGTCGTACGAAGCGCCATGACCTCCGCGAACTTCCCGCACGTCATGTTGTCGCGCAGCAACAGGTACACGAACGCAACGAGTCGTCGGCGGTCTGCGACGGTGCCAGACGCTTGCGCGAGCGCAGCCCTGCGTTCCGGCATCCGCGACACAACGCCCTCTCGACCTATGCGTCCAGCTTGGCTTCCATCTTCTTCCACAGCTCCTCCTCGTCGAAGTCGTCGGGATCGAACCCAACGAGAGTCTTCCAGTTCACGCCGATCTCGCAATCGGAGACGATCGGCACCTTGAGCCACGACCAGTCGAGGCCGGGCAGAACTTCCGCTGACAGCTCGACGACGTGCTCCATGACGTACTTGGCGAGCGCCATCACCTCGTACGCCTCATCGACATATAGGTCGAATATGATGGAATCGTGCACGGTCAGGATCATCTTCGAGAGGTAGCCCTTCTCCTGCATCTCGTTCCAGATCAGCACGAGCGACATGAGCGTCATCTCGGACGCGCCGTTCTGCACCGGGAAGTTGACGGACTGTCGGAGCGCACGCGAGACGATCTGATCGTCCTCGCTGAACACCTCGGGGATGCGGCGGCGTCGGCCCGTGAAGCTCTCCAGATAGCCGGACGCGCACACTTCGGCCTCCAGGGCCTCGATGCCCGCCTTGAGCTTCGGACGCACCTCGAAGTACCGCTCGACCAACGCCTCGCACTCGTCCAGGCTAAGGAAATCGCCTTCCTTGCGCAGCGCGGCCTGGAGGGCCGGGGGTCCTCCTCCGTACAGGATTCCGAAGTTGATCCGCTTGGCCTGCGTGCGGCGTCGTTTCTGCTCGTGTGAGTCGAGAGCCTCGTACTGCTCCTTCGTCATGCTGAACAGGTCGAGCGCCGTGTTGAGGTGCATATCCTCTCCACGGATGTACGTGTCGATCATCGCCGTCTCGTTGAAGAGACTCGCGGCGACGCGCAGCTCGACCTGCGAATAATCAGCCTGACCGATCAGCCCCTCGTCACCGAAGCGCGACACGTACGCTGACTTGATGAGCGCGCCGCCCTTGTTCGGGATGTTCTGTAGGTTGGGATCGTCCGACGACAGGCGGCCCGTCACCGTTCCGTGGATGTTGAAGTTGCCGTGGATGCGTCCGAACGGATCGAGGTTGTACTTGAGCGGCTTGACGAACGTGCCGAACAGCGTCTCGGCCTCACGGTATTGAAGGATGAGAGGGCACAGCTCGTTGCCGTTGCGCTCAAGCTCGTGCAGCACCTCCGCATCCGTGGAGAACAGGTTCCACTCTTCCGCCTTTACGGACGCGCGCACTGACGACTGAAAGCGCGGCTTCGATCCTTTGCGCTTCGCGCGCCACTTCGCCACGGCGTTGTTGTAGCGGAGCGCCACGCGCTCGCGTCCGCCTTTCGTCAGGTGGATGGGCGTCTCTCCCATGATCCCGAACAGCACTTGCTGTAGCTGTGGTCCCGAGCCCGGGTTGAATACACCCGCGTCGCCGATCTTGTTCGGGTCGCTCGCGTAGTCCTTGACCTCCGGGAACTCCGCGACCTCCTGCCGCTTCACCGCCATCTCCGTCGTGTACTTCTCGTCGAGCAGCTCCACAACGTCGGGGTCGATCTGCGCGCCCTCGAACTCCATGTCGGCCAACGCAGCCGACAGCGCAGGCAGGAACGTCTCGGCAAGCATCTGTAGCTGCGGGTTCGACGTGTAGTCGGGATGCTCAAGGAGCGCATCGTCCACGCGAAGCGTCACGTCGGCGTCCATCGCCGCATACGGGAACAGGATGTCGCCCGGGATGTTGGCGAAGCTGCCTCCGCGTTTCGGGTTGGCCTCGGGGTGAGTGGCCCGGTACTGCCCCATCGGCTCGTCGTAGCCGCCCATGCCCGTGAAGCCGTACGCGAGCTGCTTCAAGCCGTGCGTACCCTTGCGCTCATCGAGGACGAGGTGCGTGAGCATCGTGTCTCGGTAGTTGACGAGCGCATAGCCGGTCGCCTCCAGCATGTGCTTGTGATCGAACTTGCCGTTCTGGAGCACCTTCTCAATCTCGGGGTCTTCGAGCAGCCCTCCGATCAGCTCGAACAACTCCTCGCGCTCGTGCTCCATCGGTCCGCCGATGCGCCACGGACTGTCCTGGTGATCGAGCGGAATCACGTATGCCTCGCCGACGCGGTTGGTGAGCGAGAAGCACAGGAGCGCCGGGAACTCAGTTTGGAACCAGTAGAGCGAGCCCGTCTCGGTATCTACCGCGACCTTGGTGCCGTCCTCGCGGTAGAAGTCGATCAGCTCGCGCACGCCGTCAAGCGTGTCGAGCACGAAGTATTCACCCTCGCCCGGCAGCGACTCGTAGTCACCGAGAGCCACGTCGCGCACCATCTCGAACGCCTCGATGAAGCGCGGCATCTCGTGGTCCATCCGACACACGTACGCAGGGTGAATGCACGCCACTACCTTGATGTCCTCGAACCCCTCGATCGAGCAGTCGAGTACACGGCCGTTGAACGTCGTGATGCCTGTCTGTCCCGTCAGGTACTCAAGCGCCACGCCGCCGAGCGCGACCAACACCTTTGGCTTGCGCGCCTTGATCTCTCGATAGAGATGCGGAAGGCAGCTCTGCGCAATCGTCTTGCCCGGCTTCTTGTTGCGAGGCGGGCGACAGCGCGCGATGTTCGTGAAGCCAAACTGACTCTTGCTCAGCAGAGCATCGCCCTTGTCGTCAACCGTAGTGTCGCACAGCGCCTCGATGGCTCCTCGCAGCAACGTGCCCGACTGACCCACGAACGGCGTCGCGGTCTTGTCCTCGTTCGCGCCCGGAGCTTCGCCGACGCATAGGACATCCACTGGCGACCAACCGTCTTCCTGCACGCAGCGGTTGCGTACTGCGTGGCCCTCGGGCTCTTTGGCAAGGATCTTCTCCGCGTCGCGGTTGTAATCGCCGCCGCACGGAAAGTCCGGGCTCCACGGGAACAGCGGACACCACCGACACCCAGACTTCGGCTCATCGCCCGGCAAGACCAACGGTCGTGTCGCCGATATGACCTTCGTGCGAGCCTTCGTCTTGAGACCTACACGCCGGACTTTTCGCTTCCGGCGAGTGGTCGTCACTTCGGAAACCTCGGTCGCGGCAGCAAGTGAACCGCCGCGCGTTCAGCATGACGCTCGTAGCACAAGAGTCTCAGCCCACAGTCTCGACACGCAGCGCACCGTTCCGGTCTGGAGAAGCACTGCGGGGCGATGACGGGCGTGTCGAGCATCACTTTCAACGTCGTCCCTCCAACGTCTGCGGTGTCCTCATCGAACGGTCGCTGGCGCTTGGACATTTCTGATACTCCTCCTCTCCCGTAGCCGCGCGCTTGACGATGAACGCCCCCGTCGCCATGACCTTCGACTTCAAGCGCACAAGGCTCCACGCAGAGTCGGCACGCGAGATCACGGCCGTCTCCGTCACGGTGAGCGCCGTCGCACCCTGCTCGTCCCGACTGAGCATCCGCACCGCGAACACGCAGCCTTGGTCGAGCTTGAAGACCTGGAAGCGTCTTGGTCTCGGATTCGGCTCTTCCGTCGTGGCCGGTGGTAGGTGGTCGAGGAGATCACCAGCTTCAATCAGGTCCCATTCGTCGTCTCGCATTGGATCGTGGATGTTAGCGGTCTATAGGTGTTTTTGCCAGCAGCGCGGGGAGAAACCCCAATACCCACTAGATGTGGTGGTCAGTCGTGCGTGAGGCGCGCTCGGATGCGGTCACTCAGCGTCGGGGCAGCCTTGCGGGTGTGCATGAGCGCAGGCAGTTCGTCCCTGCGGGAGCACGGATCGCCGTGGTCGAAGTACAGCACCGTGATCTTCGGCACCCGGTCGCGCAGCAGCGCCGCGATCTCATCGACCTTCGCGCCTGTACCCGGGTCGAGGTTGATGACCAGTTCTTCGAGCCCGTGCTCTACCAGCCGCTCGATGAGCGCCGCCTGCGCATGACTCATCTCCTTGCCCATGAGCGCGAGCGCGTGCTTGTGCGCCGCGCAGTCCGTCGGACCCTCGACGAGAGCCACGACCTTCGCGCCCTTCACGCCGTCGTAGTTGAGCAGGCAGTGCTCGCGGCTGTAGTAACCTTCGCGCTTCGGCGGGTTCTTGCTCTTGACGCTGTGCTTGCCGCAGTAGCGCGTCGTCCAGTACACACGCAGCCCGTCCACCATGACGGGGAAGAGCAGGTAGCCCGAGTAGTCAAGGTCGCTGTACTGCGCACCGCTCGGGCAGTAGTGCACGTCCATGCGCTCCGCGTCGTCCATGTCGAATCCGCGCTTCTCCCAATAGGAGAGCGCACGCTTCCACGGATACTTCGTGACATCGACCTTCGACAGCGCGCGCGTACCGCGAGGCAGTCGGTGACGACGCAGATGCGAGGTAGCTTCGTCGCGGCGCTTCGTCAGCAACCCCTTCACGGTCTTCTTCACCGACTCGATTACGAGCGGCGGCTCTTTGCGAAGAATGACGCGCTCCATCGGCTTGATGAAGCCGCCGTTGATGTAGCGAAAGAGCTGCTCCAGGTTGCGGAACTTGAAGTCGCATCGGAAGCAACGGCCCTTCTGCCGCACGAGGTTGACGGCGAACTTCCTCTTGTCGCTGTCGGTGCCGATGCGGTCGATGCACGCCGGGCAGTGAAACGTGTACTCGGGGCCATTGCCGGAGTGTCGTCCGAGTCGCAGGTCGAGATACGAGAGGATCGTGTATCGCTTCATCCCTCTTGTGATATCCCAGCATCCACCAACTCCAACGCTAACTTCCGCGATATTGAAATCGAAAATGTGTCACCACCGACAGTCACAAACAGTTTCCAACAACCAAACGTACGCGCAGTACCTACCGACAATCTACATTCCATAAGTTACTCCTCGTCTAGCAAAACCTTGTTAGTAATACGGTCAGATCTCCGACGCGCAACCTTCTTGCCAGCCTTCTTCTTCTTGAACCGCTTGCGCGCGCCCTTGCGCGTGATCCCCGCCTTGTCCTTGAGCCTCTTCGCGGTCTTCTTCCGCACCGACGCAGCATCGACGGGCTTCGCGTAGTCGGCGCGCTTGTCGTCGATGCCGTCGAGCACCATCTTGGTTCCGGCCACGTCGTAGAGGCCAAGCGAACGCAGGCGGCACTGGTCGCGTTGGATCGCGCACTCAACGGTGCGGCCGTCCTCCTGGTTCCGCAGCGCAGCTCCGAACAACCGGCACTTGCGCTCGATGCGTTCGTCGTTCGACTGGCAGAACGCAATCGCAGCATCTACGATCGCCGCCTTCTCGAACGCCTCCGCGAAATCCTCGATGGTGATGATGTCCTTCTCCAACGCACCACGGCTCGCCTGCGAACCAGTCCACAGCGCAGCGTTGTACTCACCGGCGAGCTGGCGGAGGTCTTCGTAGATGCCCGCTTGCTCGTGCCGCATCTCTCCGAGCCGTCGCTCGGGCTTCATAATGTCCGCGTAGTCCACGAGGATCAGGTCCGGGTGGAAGCCGCGTGCCGCGAGCAACGACAGGTGACTACGAATCTTCGACACCGATGCGCCGCGAGTCGGATAGTCCTTGACGAACAGTTGCCCGCGCACCGCGCGCCTCATGCGCTGTTCGAGACCGACGACGTAGCGTTCCATGTCGGTCTTCTTGAACGCCACGCGGTCGCCCATGAGGCGGTCGTCGTAGCGGGCCGACACCTTGTCCTGACTCATCTCCAAGCTGTAGTGCGCGACCTTGTAGCGATGAACGGAGGTCAGCGCGCCGAACCCGAAGTTGATGAGCGTCGTGGACTTGCCGCGCTTGGGTGGCGCGAGCACCACGCCCATCTCGCCACGTCCGAGTCCTCCGTCCAGCATCGCGTCGAGATGCGGGATTCCGGTGCGGACCAGATCGGCCTCTTGAAGTTCCGGGTCACGGTAGCGCGCGAGGCGAGACGCCAACTCACCTCGGTAGTCCACGCCGATGTCGAGCAAGTCTTCCCCGACGAGCGCCGCCTCGTCGAACAGCGCTCGCAGGTCCCGGTCTCCCCGGTCAAGTTTGTCCGCTGCCTTGAGGGTCGCGTTGACGAGCGCCTGTTGCTTGCCGAACTCAATCAGCTTGAGCAGCACAGCCTGTGCATCGCTAACGTCCTCCTTGTAGAGCCGATCGAGCGTGCGCCGAACGCTCGGGAAGTCGTCCTCCGAGACCTGATCCTTGACCTCCTCGATCAACGTCGGCTGCTGGGGGAGCTTCGCGTGCTCATCGACGTGAACGAACAGCACCTCCGCGATCGTGCGCAGAGCGTCCGAGCTGTAGAACGTGTGGTCAAGCGCACTGCGATAGCGCAGCACCCCGCCGGGGATGCGCGTCAGGACCGCGAGCGAGTGTCTCTGGAAGGCATCTCCGAATTCGTAGCTACCCATGCCAACGCACCCCCTCGACCCCTCTCAAGTCGCTGGACGCTGGGTCCAGGATCGACAGCGGGAAGAGTCTGGCGAGCAGTTGCGCGAGGCTATCCCAGGTGAACGGGCGGGCTCCGATGCGAAACGCTAGGTCATGTTCGTACGACTCCGCGACCGCACACGCGGCCTTCATGCGCACGAGGTTCTTTTCGGTGCGCAATCGCAGCGACCCAAACTGTGCACTCAGCTCAGCGAAGAGTTTCGCGCGTCTCCCCTGTCCCTGCGCTTCGACGGCCAGCCACTCCATGCACGGCTTCGCCTCCGCGATCGCCTCCTGCCAGTCGGCCGCACCGTCGGCCACGTACGCGCGCACGTACGCGAGTCCAACCTCGAACTCAGCGAGGTAGAGATTCTGCCGCAAGTCCGCGAGCAACGTGCCGCTCGTCTGTCCGGTGTGTCGCTGTTGACGGAAGCGCCGCGACTGTTTGCCCTGGTAGGCGTAGTAGCGACGCAGTGCGTTTTCACCTTGCAGGTGAAGCGGTTGGAAGCCGATCTCTCGATTCTTCTCGACCCACGGTTTCATCGCCCACATGTTACCGGCGATGTAGGTCGCAACGTCAATGTCGTGTGCGAGCAAGTAAGACTCGACGGCGACGAACGAGTCGGAGTTGCGAGCTGATCGAGTGCGACGCGAACGTGTTCCAAGGATCTCTCGGTGCAGTCGGTCGTAGATCTCTTGGATCGTTTCGTCGCGGGGCGCGGCGATGGTCTCTTCGAGTTCCGCGATCTGCTCAGGCAGAGACCGGCGCGTACCCCAACGCACTGCAACGGGCTCGCATTGAACCCGGACTTCGCACCGCTTGCACCCGAGGTCTTTGGAATCGTACTCCACGCCGAAACAGCGAGGCACTCCGTCGGGCGACGGTACGGGGGTTTTCTTCACACGCGCTCATCGTTGTGGAGGTCAATTCGATCATCACGCCCCGAGGTGTATCTACAGCCGGGGGGGCGCGTCAAGAGCATGTGAAGTTTTTCTTCACGCAACTTCTTCGTCCCACCGCTCGAACGGCAAGTCCAACGGCGCGTCCTTGTGCGCAGGCCAGTCCGTCCAGACCAGCACCTCGTAGCCCTCACCCTCCCAAGCATCAGCGCGCTTGGCCGCGTGCTCGCGCAGCGTGTCGTCGCACGTAGGCACGAAGTCAATCACCCACACGTCCTTGGTGTCGGCGCGCATTCCACGACCGATGCGCTGGCGGGAGTTCGTGTTGGCCGCCACACCTTCAGCGAGCACGATACCGTTGATGCCCGGGATGTCTTCACCCTCGTCCCAGATTCCAGTTGCGAGCACGAGCTTCACGGTGCCGTTGCTCAGCGACTCCTTGGCGTGCGCACGGTCTGAGTTGTCACTCGCACCCCACACGCCGATGAACTCCGTGCCAGACTCTTCAAGCAGTGCGGCCAAGATGTCGAAGTGCTCTTTGTATCGACACATGAGCAGCGTCTTACGTCCGTGGTAAATCATCCACTGCGCCGCGCGCACCACGGCTGCGTTGTGCTGCTCGTTCTGCATGATGCCGAGCCTGTACGCGATGCGATACTTGTTCGGCTCTGGTGCTTTCTTCGACGTGCGCTTGAGCTTGCGCTTCTTATCGTCGCGCTCACGCATCTGCTCGGCTTCGTGCTCCACCTCGTCTTCGATATCTGGACCACTCACCGCGTCGCTCATCACCATGATAATCTTCGGCTTCGCGGCCAGCCCTGCTTCGATGAGTCCATCGGCCGCAACGTCAAACAAGATCGGACCCGTCGCACCGATCAACTTCATGTCTTCGATCTCGATGTCCTTCAACGGCGTGCCGCTGAATCCGTAACGACGTTGCGCGCCGGAGTTCATGGCGATGTCGTACCACATCGTTGAGGACGAGTGATGCGACTCGTCGAGGAACATCACCTCGTACGTCTTGACGAGTTCGCGCAACCACGGATCAGCGGGAACCATGCCGCGCTTCTTCGTGCGCGTTGACTTCCAACGCTGCAACGTCTGTCCAGTAGCGACGACGATGTTGCCTTCGATGCGTTTGCCATCGCCCGCCATCCCGACGGTGATCCAATCGTCGAAGTATTCACACGCACGCTCGTACATCTGGTTCAGCAGACCCTTCTTCGGCACGAGGATGAGTGAACGCCACTGCTTCGTCTCCCACAAAAAACTCGCGGCCGTAAAGATCATCTCCGACTTGCCCGATCCAGTTGGAGATTTTATGACGCCACGCTTATGCGCGAGCATCGCGTGCACGGCGTCCCATTGATGATCCCACAACCCGATGCCGGGTAACCAGCCGCGTTCGAGCGACGAGAGGTCAAATGACTTCTTGTCGTCGAATCCGCTGACAAAGACTTCGCGGTCGAGATCGTGCAGGTGGTCCACGACGCGCTGCGTGAGTCCGGCTGGGAAGCGGTTGGTGCCTCGCTCGAACAGCCGCACCATGCCGTCCCAACGCTTCTCCCGGTACGCCTTTGAGTACCACGGCTTCGGGTGCTTGAAGGCGAGACACGACTCCAGCGTGTTCTCCGGCGCGTTGTGGAGTTCAGCCCACGCGCCTCTGACGTAGATGGCTGCTCTGCGCTTCATAGTCTCCCGTTCGACCGCTGGCCGAGGTGCCGGATGAGGAACCGCCCTCGACCCCCAAGGGCTCGTGAGTCCCGGAGGCCAAGGGCAGCGGGTCCCGCTCGGGTGTGATGACCTGCGAACCTTGGCGCGCGTAGATCCCCAAGCGAGGTGACCATCTTAGCACACCGGATCCCCGGTCAACCCCTGCCGACTCGGGAAAACAAGCCTGCCGTTCTCGAACCGAGCGCACAACCCGGGGCGTGGGGGGTTTGGGGGGTTGGCCTCTCTGGACGCTGGGTCCACGAAGCGGCGAAGCCGTCTTCGGCGAGGAGGCTTCCCTCCAGGGAAGCCGAACTCCGGAGATTTCGGACCGTCTCGGCCGGGATATTTCATAAGCGTACCTCAATCTATAGCATCGTCCATTCGTCCTTTGGTCCAGAGGACGACAGTAGGTAACGATAAGAAGGGGCCGCTTAGACGAAGGGCGCGCTATGCTCCCTATGCTCGCTATGCTCGCTATGCTCGCTATGCTCGGAACGCGCGCGCGTGCCAAGTCATCTGAGTCCCGTCAACCCCAAGATGTAGTGGGGTTGGTTCACGCGAGCCACAAGAGCGCCGAATGCCCAAGACGCTGCTTCGAGGACGTTCATGTTGCAGTATTCGCCCTCATCCGCGCGGCCTCAAAGCAACGCCCCACGTCCGCGAATGATAGCAGTTGACCATGCACGTCCCACCCAACATCGAGTGCATTCGGCCGTTCCTTATGCTTCCCATGCGAGTGTCCGTGCAGTAGCAGCGTTCCGCTCGACTGACCCGGCCACTCCTCGTTAGAGACTTCCGGGAAATGACGCATGAAGACTTGCTTGCCGTCGATGCGCAGATCCAGCCCGACGTATTCGTTCATCGTCTGAGGTACAAAGCTGACATGATCGGGGAGCTTACCCTGACGCGCAAGCTTGCGGAGAACCGTATCGTCATGGTTGCCTCCTATCAGGATAACCTGAAAACCTGACAGTCTACGCAGGGTTTCGATAGCCTTCGTGACGCCGACATGAAAAAGTAGATCTCCGATAGAGTACACGATGTCTCGTCGGCCCACAGTGTCGCACCACTGCTCCAACAGTGCGGAGTTCATCTGATCGACAGTCTCCCAACAGTCAGCTCGTGACGAACCGTGGTCGGGATGCAGAATGCCCTCATGGCAAAAGTGATGATCCGCCGTGAACCACACGTTGTCGGGTTGGAAGTCAAGAGCAAGCACGGTGTTCGTCGGGGTAAGGCTCGCGCCGCCATCGAATCGGATTCCGAACCCCATCCCAAGGGTAAGCGGTCCCTGGTTATGACGACGACGCGAGTACGGTACGAGTACGGTCGATTCTACTTATCTTCGGTGCGAAGAAAATAATCACGGAGCGCCTGCTTTCGTGCGTCCTCAGTACGCAGGCGCGCGTACGCGAGGAGCCGGTTGAACCGGGCGAAGTCACGGTCGCGCTTCTCCGCGATCCGATCCACCGGCATCTCTGCGGCCAGATCAGCGCGCCACTTGATGATTTTTACCGAGAGCCCCGCGACTGCCTTCCCGATGTTCAGTACGGCCTTACGATTGCCCTGGAGCGACTCAAGCGCGCGCGTCACGTAGTAGGTGGTGAGTCCCGACTGCTCCTTGAGTGCCGTCTTGTTGATCCACACTTCGAGCACGTTGGTCTTCTCGGTCGCATACGCGGGCTCGACGCAGCTCTCCGAGAACGTGCGCCAGACGTGCACTATCTGCGGCTTCGCTTTACCGGGCTCCTCGATGGCTTGGCGGAGCGCCTCACGATCGACGGTGATCGGCACGCCTTCCTTGATGGAGCGGCGTTCGAGCAGACCCGCCGAGTGTAGTCGGTTCAGGATGACGCCCACTTGATCGGGGCTCAGTGCCGAGACCTTCTTGGCCGTGATCTCCTGCGAGAGTGCGTTGCGGTTCGTACGCATCGACTGACCGGGTTGCAGCATGGCGTGCAAGTGCTCCCACACGAGTTGGTAATGCTGCCACGGAGGGTTCTCGTTCTCGATCAGACGCATCTGCCACTCAGCCGAGCCTTGGTCGCCAAGCAGAATCGTCTCCGACACCTGACCGTCACGACCCGCGCGACCGATCTGCTGCGTGTAGTCCTCCAACGACCCAGGGAAGCCAAACAGCACGACGGTACGGATGTCTGGCACGTCGATGCCCATGCCGAACGCCGTGGTGGCGCACACGATGCGCGCACGCCCATTCTCGTCCGCGAAGTCGTCCTGAACTTCAATGCGCCTCTTGTCCGGCAGGCCCGCGTGGTACGCGACCGCGATGCCGTCGCCGTGGATGTCCTCGCAGATCTCCGCCAGTTTGTGCGATCCGTTGCGCGACGAGCAGTAGACGAGGTGACGACCACCGCGCACGTCCATGTCGCGCGCTAGGCGGCGGAAAGTGCTCCACGAGTTGTTGTAGCCGCCGTCAATACCGCCGTCCTCGATCAAGTAGCGGAGGTTGTGACGAATCGGATCATCGACGAGGATCGTGACCTCTTCGCGGTCGAGCCCTAGCGACTGCACGATGTCTTCGACAACGATAGGAGTCGCGGTAGCCGTCATGGCGAGCACCTGGGGCCGCTCCTTTCCGTCGCTCAGCGAACGGATCAGTCGGTGGATGTGCATGTAGTCGGGACGGAACTGGTGCCCCCACTGTGAGCAGTTCGCTACGAGGATGCCTTCCGCGAAGTAGTTGTGATCGCCTTCGACCGTGAGCGAATACACGCGCGGACCGTCTTCGCCACCTCCGCCGCGTCTTCTAGGATCGCTTGCGATGAGAGTCTCAACACCAACCACCCGAGACGCTTCAACTTGCGATCGCGCTTCCGGTCGAGTCGCGCCAGTGTCTCGGCTCGTTGAGCATCCGCGTAGCAAGTCTTGTCGCAGTAGCGCGCCTTCTCCCGAGCCCTTCTTGACGAGAGCTTCTTTCGGCAGTGCTCGCAACGCTTCATCACCGACCTCAACGTCTTTCGCTTCAACATAGCCTCGATGCTCCAACCAGATCTTATGGTCGCCCGTCACGTCCAAGACTCTCCCGTCAGCGAACCGCAAGCGAAAGAGTCCTCGACCTCCGACGCGAACAACTGCGTCGTTCAAAACACAACGTTTGACTTGCCTGCCGTCGCGGTCGCAAGCCACTACGAGGTCACCAACGTGCAACGTCTCGATCGCAACCTCGCCGTTCGGTGTACGCACGCGAGTACCTGCCGGATGGCAACAATGCGCTTCATCGACTGCCACGATCGAAACGTCGGCTCGTTGGATGGTCGTAAGAAAGCTCCGCGCACCGATGCGCTCTGGTGAGATGTAAAGCAGCTTCGTCGAGCCGTTCACGAATCCCTCGACCGCATCCCACTGCTCGTCGTCGTCCATGATGGAGTTGATGCACGCGGCCGGGATGCCGCGCGACACCGCGTCGTCCACCTGATCCTTCATAAGCGCGATCAGCGGCGATACCACGATCGTCCCGCCTTCCTCCAGGAGTGCGGGAAGTTGGTACAGCAGAGACTTGCCGGTGCCGGTCGGCAGTACAGCGAGCACGTCGTCTCCTTCGCCGATACACGTCATCGCAGCGCGTTGGCTCTTGCGGAAGGATTGGTAGCCCCACCGCGCGCGCAGCACTTCTCGCGCTTCGTCGAGTGTAAACATCACGCCCCCGTCTCTTTCGGAATCTCTTCTTCGACTCCATCACGAACGCACACAATCTTCACGCCGCCCATCTGTACGTTGCGAAGGAGTTTGGCACCCTCTGCAAGCGTCAACGGATCAGCGTCGTAATCGAGGCTCGTGTACGGCGTGCTCGCGGTCATCACACCCAAGCAGTCGAGCCACGCCCACGCCTCGTCCACGTCCTCGCAAGGCTGCGCCTTCTGCGCTGACTTGACTAGCGGAATGACCACCTGCGCTGCGCCGTCTTCCCGAGAACTAAACACACCTTCCGCCAGCGTCGGCAAACCCGCCAAGTAGAACCAAAGGCCGTTGAAATTCAGCTTCACATAGTAATTGTTGGTTTTCATCATTTTTCATACCTCTTCGCTACGTTGTCGCGCCCCATCTGGCGGAGGCGTTCATAATCCTTCGTGAGTTTCAATGTATGTGCCTTCGAGACCACACTCTTGACCGACCGCCTAACCTGTTGCGCGATCTCATAGTTCGACGCCAACGGATACATCTCGATCAACACGGACACCGAGCGCAGATCCCAACGCGGCATTTCGGTGTGCGCATCGCCGCGCTTACGAAGGAACGCCTTGTCCTTCGCTAGATACAGCCGCTTTGCGGTATCGACGATGAACTCAAGCGTTCTCCCAAAAATAGCAGTCATGTCAGCATCCGTTCGCGCACCGTACACTCTCTTGAATTCTACAAGCTCTGCGTTCGACAACGGCGTCGATGTCTTCGTTCGGTTGCGTAGCCTACCGATAGCGGCCGTCACATCTTTCTGGGTACGTCGCAGGATCACCGCGATCTGCTCCGTGGTCGCCACGCCGAGAAAGCTCTGGAGCTGCACCCTCTCCTGTTTTGACCAGCGCCCTTTGACGCGCGCACCTTGAAATAAAAACTGCACCCGTTTTTCAAGCGCGGGTCTCGTTCGCTGCATCTGACGCGCCAGTTGCGCTAACGGAAGTCGTGCGTACTTGCGCCGAATCATCTGGTCTTCCACGACAGAAAACCTACCCCTCTTTTTAGACATGCTCATAGCAAACAGCCGGTAGAAAAACACTCGAATCGGCCCATCAGCCAACCGATTCGAGTACGTATGGGTCAACGGCGAAGCGTCAGGGCTCGCGTCACAGTTGGTCAATGACCGCGTTGTTATGATGCTTCTTCTTGTGCCACTTCTTGCCGATCGTGATCCAATCCCCGTTGGGATTTTGCCACTGGACGACCGACTTGCTGCCCAAGTCCACGATTCGATAACCCTCGTTCCCGACAGTTGTTACCGGACAGTCGGCACATCCTCCCGAGAAGTCTGGCGTGCCTTGCGTCGTTACTCCGCTATTCGTGCCCTCGGTAAACGTCACTTTCAGGTTTCCGGTCGTCTGCGCCTCCAACGTCACGGTAACGGTGTGCGTTCCCGTGGCATTACTCCACGTAGAGTTGTTCATCACGCCTGCCGCAAGGGCGGCCAAAGAAAGCGCAACGAAGGCTGCTAATCTAAGGATCCAATTTTTCATTCTCGCAAGTCCTCTAGGGTTTGATCCACGAACGCCGTGTCGCCAGCCGCCTGCTTGGTCAGCTCTCGAAAGATCGACCACTTAGCAAGCATGTCGTCTTGCTTAGGCAACTGCTCTCCGGAGTCGTAAATCGCGGTGAGGACGCTCGTGGAATAGGCGTCGATCGCCAACCACGCCGCGCCCGGATCAGTGAGTGTCGAGATAAAGCTCACGACGGGCTGTAACTCTGTCTCCAACGCGACCGACGCTTCGCCAGCATACCAACGATCGTATTCACGTCGTTGGTAGCCGACGATGAAGACACGCAGAGCCAACTGTTCTCGATTTCGCGTCCACGCCTCTTGAAAGCCAGAGGTCTCCCACGCCCGACGCAACTGTTCGTCCGTGAACGCTGCATAAACGGGGACGTTCAAAATTTGCGTCGCCATATTATCGAACGTAGGCCGATACAGATCGCTATCTCGCGCCTCCTCATCTAACAGCACGAATGGAGATCCTTTGACGGGTATCCACGTCTCTGACGACTCTTCAACGGACTCTTGCTCTTGCTTGACGGGTATCTCGACCGTCATAGAGGTGCGCTCCGTAGCGGGCAGAACCTCCGAAGTGACCACCGCTACCCTATCTACGGGATCTCCCTCCACGGGGTTCTGTGACTCCTGTGACCATCGGAGCAGTGAGCACACGGTAACGAATCCGAGGACAAATACCAAAAGACCTGCGACTACAGAAAATGCCTTCATAGTTTGCACCACGCTCACAGAGCTTCGATGACGAGAAAAGGTTCCTCTACGAAGAGGAGCCGGACACGCTCAACTGTACCACCAGGCTCAGAGCCAGCAACCCATTTTGCAATTTCCATGTTTTGAGTCCCTCGACAACGCCCGCCAGGACACTTTTCCAAGAAAAAAGCGGCCTCCGGAGAACACTCCCCAAAGGCCGCTCGTCACCTGCATCACCTTTCAGATGACGCCTTCCGAACGCATTTCCCAAGTTCAAGTGCGGTCGCTTCATCCCGCACCAACCGCGTTCGGTCGGTCAATGTTCAGGGTCTAGTGTTAGAACCACGATGGGAGATCAGCCGTCTCCAATTCATGTTGGATAACGCGCGCCTCGGCTTGGACAGCATCCATGTAGCTGCCGTCTACGAGTGTCTGGAGGATGTCGTTCGCAACCTGCCGGGCCGCTTCCCGCCCGTCAACCACCACACAACCCTCAGGAGGACTCTCACGACGCGCCTTGCCCAAACCCGACACCACGTCGTCGAGTGCCTTCGCCAAAGTTGGCGCTTCGTTCCTGATCGTCTGAGCAGACACCGCGAACTTGTTTTCGTCACGGCTAGGATGGTTCGACAGCGTGCGTACGGTATTCCAGCCGTGGCCGTCGAACACCAGTACCTCCACAAAATACGGCTGTGGAAGTGCTTCCACGTACTCCGCTGGAGAGAGCTGGTCACTAAGTATCCGAGCTTGGAAAGTTCCTCGATGGAGCCCGATGCGCACGTCCACGAAGTAACTCGCGTCGTACGTGTAGTCTTCTGTGTTCTTCATACTCATAATTTCGACCAGCCGACTCCGGCGACTTGAGAGCCCTCGTGTATTTTTCAAGATGCTCATAGCTCCACCTCCCCTCTGAGGTCCCAACACTCGTCACAGATCGGATCGCCCTGCGGCGAGGCCGCGACGCTCACCAGAGCCTCGTATTCTCCGCGCGATAGGAGGCCCCGCGCCAGTAGCTCATCAACGGCCGTCACCGCGTCAGGGTCCTCGGTGTAATAGCCCCACGCCTCGCACTCGTCGCACTTGCAGAGATAGCGCGACGACTCGCCCGTCGGCAGGTGCGTTGAGCCGCACCCGTCGCGGCCAACAATCCAGTTGCGCAGGCTCACAGTTCCACCCCCGCAGCACTCTCCCAGGCCGACCACAGTTCGTCGATCAGGACGTTACGCGCGTCCCCATCGGACACCGCGATTGCGTGGATTCTAACTTCGAGTACAGAGGTTGCTGTATCAACGTCGAGCGTCCCTCTCGCCGGAAATCCGTTGCAGTCCAGCAGCAACACTCTGTCACCGCTCATTGACAGACCGACAAACCCGTAGGCCGCCCACCAGCGAGGCTCGCAGCCGCCCTCGGAATTGAAGCTAGGGAACTCGATTCTATTGCGCAGGCTCATGCGGACTTATCCAGAATGACCATGACGGTCTCGACGTTGGTGCCGGACTCCGTGAACGAGCCCGAGGTGATCGGTCGGATCTCCGCGCCAGCCCCTTCGAGGAACTGCGCAAACACTCCGTAGCGTCCTTTGTCACGGTAGGTAATGGCCTTCGACATCACGGAGACCAGACGGCCGCCGGGCTTGAGGAACGTAAAGGCGTGCAGGACGTGTTCGACCTCTTGGCCGTTGCTGAACGGCGGGTTCATCACCACGGCGTCGAAGCCCTCGTCGTCGGGCGACACGTCGAAGAAGTCGCCGTAGCGAACGACCATGCGGCCCTCGTCGTACTTGTTGACGCGATCGGCGAGGTAGCCGAGCAGCTCGACGGACTGCGGGTCGTTCTCGATCGCCGTCACGCGGCTGCTGTTCGCACGAATCGCGGCGCGGACGATCGAGCCCCCACCGGCCGACGGCTCCAGGACGCGATAGCCACGATCGAGCCCCGCAGCCTCAACCAGCTCGACCGCCAGATCCTCGGGCGTGTAGAACGCCTGTCGTGCGGCCTTATCAGTCTTCACCAGTGCGGTCGAGGTCTTGGGCCTCTCCGCTTGCGCGGCTCCCCACTGTGAGCGACGTGTTCCATGCGGCTCCGCGATCGCGCCCGGGTAGCGATGCGCCATGATGCGATTCATATCGTCGCGGTGCGCGGCGTTCAAGATCTTGATATGCGCCGTCCCCTTACGGTAGCAGATGATCGACATGAGCGGGTCGCCGCCGTCCGGGTTCGGCACGTCGTACCACTTGCCGTACTTCAACTCGCCGATGGTCCGCAGACCCGGTGACTCATGCGTCGGCGGAGCTTGTCCGCTCAAGATGCACAGCACACGTTCGAGGTCGTGGATATGTTCGTGGTGTCCGAGCCGCGTCCCGTCGCCCTGCATCGAGCGCGCCCACGGGTAGAAAGCGTTGGTCGTGATGATCTTCTTGCCAATGCGGCCGGGCTCGTTCGTCTTGTGGTCCCAGCTCAGCGCCTTGTAGACGGCCTCGACGCACCGCTCGAAGTATTCGAGCTGGTTGTCATGCACGCCCTGGAAGACCGACTCGATGTTCTCGGCCGTCAGGTCCGGCAGCTCCTCTACCGAGCCTTTGGTCATGCCTTTGGTCATGCGCTCGTTACGACGGTAGGACTGCGATTGGCCGAGCTGCTCGAAGAGCTTGCGGCGCGTCTCGTGGTCCATGATCGTGTCGATGTTGGTAAGCTGAAAGAGCTGCACCCACACGAAGCGGTCGATCTCACGGTTGATGGCATCGACGTTGCGCTCGTCGTCGATCGCAAGGTACTCGCTCCCTGGGAACTGGACGGACACGCCCGGCAGCGACACGTCGAAGCGGCTGAGCTGCGCCTTCGCCTTGCGCAGTTGCTCCGCCGTCTCCCGATAGATCCGCTGCGCGTTGTCACGCGCGGCCAGCAGGGCCTCGATGCTGATCGAGGGAATGAGTGCGTTGGTCTCGGCGTGCGGGATTTCGTTGGCGCTCATCTTAGACTCCTGGGTTCGGACACCCACAAACGAAGATCCACACTCCGCGTCAATTCCCTCCAGAACTCCGGAGGTTCTCCTACGAGCATCTTCACGTCTCGCCCTTTTTTGGAGTGACCAAAGAATGCGATCGCGTTGTATAGCGTCAGATGGTCAATAGGATGCCCATCCCTATCCGTCGGATCGCATAGAATTTCAATTTGCTCCCACGTCACTCCGAGAGCTTGCTGTGCAACAGCAACGGCATGTGTGTCACAGCTCGATGAGTTCAACCGGAAACGAATTCGGTTTCCAATGCTGCGGCAGATCGCTGAGAATGCTTTTTGAAACGCATCCATTTGTGATTGATTCTTCATATTATCTCTCATCGACCGAAAACGAGACACATCTGAACCCTATCGCAAAAAAACCGACGGGGAGAAAATCAAGCGTCTAGCATCCCCTTGCTGTGATCGCATTGGCAGAGCGCCGTGCAGTCGAGCGGATAGTTGACCGCGCCCGGGATCTCAATCCAGCCGTGACGCCTGACACTTATCGCAGAGCATCGAGGGCAGATTGACGGGCTCGCTCCCGCAGGCGCACTTCTCCCAGATCTGTCCCCGGCTCACCAGAGCAGGTTGTTGCGGCTCGGGCCGTTTGGACTGCTCTGATTGCTCGGTCACCAAGGACTTCCGGCGCTCGCGGTGGAGGGCCATTTCTGCGCGGATCTCGTCGCTATACTGGGTACCCCAGAAATCGCCGAATTGCACCGAATAGTCGGTCAGCAATTCCGTGTCGGTCATCGGATCGAACCCCGCTGCTGAGCAGCGGCCTTCATAGGCGGATCGTGAGAGTGACGCCTGAAACCTGGCGTTGTTTTGCATGGTTCTCGATTGGTTGAATGGGACTCAGACCCGCGACACAGGTATTATCGACGCCAGAGCGTTCACGACTGAGCAAATCCCCGAAATTCGAAGACCTCCAGAAAGGGCTCAGCGCATCCCGCCGCTACCTATCTGGGCATTCGGCCCAAAGCGGCTCACCGCGCCCTTGGCTGCGTCCAAAAGGATCCCGCACCTAAAACGTATCCTAAGAATCGTGTCGGGGCGGAAAAAAGGGCCTCAGCCGTCGCCGGGCGCGATTCCTCGGAACGAGCTGATTGTAAGATTGACGATCACAAGACTAATTCTCCCATCACGAGCATATAGTTGTCGATCGGGATCCTCGCGCGCAGTCCGCAGTCCACGAGCGCAAGGTAAACAGGACGCGCGTGCGGCCCGAGTCGTTGCAGCGGCAGGTTGGCGAGCCAATACGCCATCGGAGCAGTGATGCCCGGCGCACCCTCGAAGATCTCCTGCATGACGAAGCGATGCGCGTTCGCATCGAACTTCCAAACCGCGAGCGTCGTTCGTTCTTCGTTCGGATCGTAATCAGGACAAGGCCCTAACATCGCCTCGCGGAACTGGTTGCCGCCCGCGTCGTAGTAGTCGTTCGGCCCCTCGTAGACGTAGGGCTCGACGCCCTCGAACACCCAACGGGTCGGATCCACGATGGAGCCGTCGTCGAGTTCGAGCCAGCCGTGTCGCTGGAAAGGTGCTCCGCTCTTGAAGCCCTCGACCGGACAGCCATCGCTCACCGGCCCGAGCCAGTGACCGTAGCGCAGCTCACCGCCGAAGACCTCCTGCACTGCACCTGCGATGCCGTAGCAGGCTCCGGGCCACTGCTCGATCGGGATGCCGATCCTCTCGGCCAGTGTGTGTACGTTCTTCATGCGTCGTCTCGATCCTCAGTCATCTCAGGCGGTGCGCCACCGAGCAATCCAGGCGCACGGTTGCCAGTCCTGCCACGCTGTCCCGAACCGAACCCTCTCGGCGCGCTCGACTCGAACGGTACCTCTTCTCGTATTCGCTTGCGTAGACAGCTCTTGCAGAACCTACCGTCGTTCGTGACCGCCTTGTTCTTGATGCAGTCCGCACAGAGACCATCTTCGCGCGCCTCGATCATCCTCTCCGGGCCTCCTTCGACCTTGGCGTCTGCGGAAGATTGAGGAGCTTGTTGAGCACGCGCTCCGCCTCCCACCCGAGCTTCTGCGACGCCTCGTTGACAGCTCGTGCAGTCCCGTGCAGTCCCGCCTCGTGCAGTCGTCGCTGCATACTCACCAACTCAGCCGTCTCCGCCCGAACCGTCTCCCGTACCCGTCGTTCAGTCTCCATCGAGAATCTCCGGTGCGTCGAAGTCGGGGTGTTGGATGTCGGCGTCTTCCGTGAACGTGCTCGGCAACGGAGGTCCGCCGGTCAGGAACGGTGCGTTGACCGCGAAGCGGAAGATCCAGTGTGCGATGCCCGCGCGCGTCAGGCCCTTCGGCCGGACCTTGCGGTACACCTGCGCGGTGCGCTCTTGGTGCTCGGCGTGCAGACCTTCCGCGACCTTCAACTCGCGCACCACGAGCAGCACGGAGCCGTAGCACTCCTTCGTCTGCGCGTCCTCGGGTGCCTGCGCGCCCGCGTCGGACGGCGGGTTGTCGGGATCGGTCGGGTGGCACGTCATGCCGGGAGCCTCGCCGGTACGGAGCCCTGCCCATAGCCGACGCAGGTTGCGCTTCGTGTACCAGCCACCGCTCGTGCGTTTTCCCTGGTTGGACTTGCGCCACGGGCAGGCGTCGCACGCGCGACTCTGATCGGCGACGATCGACTTGCGCTTCGTACTCACAGGACCGTCGAGGGGTTGCGTTCGTCGGCGTCTCTCACGACCTGGATCACGGCGCTGACGAGCAGTTCGAGCTTCTTCTCCCACACGTCGTCGAGCCCGTAGTTGCGCGCGCTGCCCTCGGACCTCGACCAGTTGATCGGCTTGTCGAGCATGTCCCTCGTCCCCGGCCATCCGAGTTCGTCGAGCTTCGCGGCCTGCGCGTCGATCTCGTCCTTCCAGTCGCGGATCGTGTAGAGCGCGAGCTGAAAGCGTGGGAGTCCGTAGTTGCAGCCGCCGTTGTTGAACCAGTCGTAGTAGACGCGGCCCATCGCGCTCAGCAGCTCGCCGTGCACCGTTGGTGCGCGACCCTCCTCGGGTACGAGCTTCGTGCTCAGCTCTTCGTACAGCGCCGTGTAGCGCCCGTTGTTGTTCCAGTAGGTATTCTTCATGGCTTCTCCACTACGAGCGTCTGCCCGAGCTTGATGTCGTTGATCCTCAACATCGGCAGGTCCATCGCCTCCCGTATCGTCTCCATGTGTTCGTCGATGCGCGCGAGCGTCAGCCGCCCGCCCTTGAAGATGTCGTGCCACGGCAAGGACGAGCCCGCCTTCGGGTTCAGCACTTGCAGGTGCGCCGGGTAGTAGACACGGGTTCCGCGACCCTTCCGTCCGGTGTGACCCTCGCGCCAGACCAGCGACGTGCTTCCGTGCACGATCAAGACGCGCCCGTCTGCACCGTAGTCAACTCCGTGCCCTCCGCGCCGAGCGACGTGCTCCTCTTCGTACTTGAAGTCCATCACAGCACCTCCGTTGGATCGAGCGCGATGCGCTTGCACTTGCGGCACAGTTTGGCGTCAGGTGAGATCTCCGGGTCGGGTGCGCCGCACGCCGACGTTGACTGGATCTCGGCCTTGCACAACGGCTGCGCGAAGCCCTCGCAGCTCCCGTAGTGGTACACCTGCCCGCCCCCGCGCAGGTGCACGAACTCACCGGGCGGAGCGGAGTAGACGGTCACGCGCGCATCGAGCACGTCGCGGGCCACGCCCTCGACCGGACGGTCGAACAGGTCCGCAAGGAGCAGCACGGAGATCAACCCCGAGACCACGCTCAGGTCCGTGCTCGCGTCTTCGTCGTTGAGCGCGATCCACTCGATTCCTTTTCGGTAACTCGCCATGTTCAGCTCCAGTAGCCTCGCCTCTCGGCTTTCAGTTGCTCGTACTCCCGCGCGTCAGACGGGCATCCCAGCTCCGTCCACTCGCGCACCATGTCTTCGGTCCCTTGGAACAGACTCGTCGCACCACGCACGACCTCGACGTAATCGCCGAAGCCCAGAACCACCGACGCACCCTGCGTCTCGTAGAGAAAGCACGGCACGCAGACCCGGACCTTCCGGTCGTCGCTGAGGGCGTCGATCACGCCCTCGGCCTTCTTGCAGATGTGGCAGCTCACGCGACCCTCTCGAACTCGTAGGAGCCGTCGGGCTGCCGGTGGCACTCGATAACCTCTTCGGCGGCAGCCTCGATTGCCTCGGCCGAGATCACGACCGAACCCTCAGCCGCGCGGGCGGCTGCGGCGGCGCGCTTGCCGTGCTTGAGCCCCAGGTACTTCGCGCACGTCGGGCCGTAGCCGAGCGCCTTGCTCACGTCCTTGGTCAGCTCCGCGTTGCAGCGGCAGCACACACCAGACACGCGGCCCTCGCGGGCGAGCGTCTCTTCGGTCGGGCTCGCGCTCAGCTCGCGCAGCGCGGCGACGACCTCAGCGGCGACGGGCTGGTAGCGGCGGCCTTGCATTTCGCCGGAGGCGAGGATGCGGCCGTGCCACGTCCGATCCTCGTAGGCGCGGTCGTCACTCGTGACGGTGATCGAGCCGGGGTTCTTGGCTCCGTCGCCTGCGATCGAGAGGCGCAGTCCGCGCCAGTAGATCACGACGCGCGAGACCTGCTTGGCCTTGCCCGCGACGGCCATGCGCGTCAACAGGTCGTGGATGCCGGGGAAGGTGTGGGTCTCAGGCGCAGGTTGCGCGTCGCGCTTCTGCTGCTCGATCGCCATGTAGTGCATCCACCCGATCTGCTTGCCGGACAGACGCGCCATCGCGGTGTACTTGCGAGCGAGGTCTTGCGGGAACGAGCTGCGAAGACCGGCGCAGACCTTGGCGGCCCCGTCGTTGTCGAGCGTACTCGTGAAGGTAATGTCTTCACCCTTGCGGGTGATCGTGAAGGTGCGTTCTTGAGTCATGGTCGTTGTCCGGGCCTTGCGGCCGTCTGGGTCCGAGGAAGAGAGGCTTACAACAACCCCTTCGTCTGAACACTACCCCGATCTTGAGGGTGCAGTCGAATTTCTCTCCACTTCGTCCCGTGAGACCCGGACGCCCTTCGGGATGCGGGGGCCGTACAACGTGATCCACTGAGCGCCCTCCTGGTCACGCTCCTGGACCATCACGGCGCTCCCCCGGTGCATCCAGTCTCGTAGTGCCTCGGCGAAGCGCGACTCCTGGAGGGCTCCCTGTCGCGTCTCACGAACGATGATGATGTTGCCGCTCTTTGAGCCACCCCCGGCCGCCACGTTGAACTCCGGGTAGCGGTCCACGTACGCGAGCCACCCGAGCCGGTCCGGCCGGTCGTCGCCCTTCGCACCCCACCCGTCGAGCCACGCGCAGCGGAAGCCCCGGCACCTGGAGGGGCGCGTCTCGTAGATCGCGCAGCCTGTCGCGCACTCGTGCTCGCAGGGCTCGCCAGCGAGCGTCGGGATCTCGGGGATCGCCAACGCGGTGCAGCACGCGGTACATCCGCCGCACGCGCGGGGCTTCGCCTTCTTGGCAGCCTCGCGCTCCTTGCGCTTCGCGCGCCGCAGCTCCTTTCGCCTACGTTCGTTTCCCACTCAGGATCTCCTCGCGCTTGCGCTCCAGACCCGGAATCTTCGCGCGCATCCGCGCCGCGTTCGTCGCGTCGCCGTTGGCCTCGGCTCGACTGGCCTGCGCTTCGATCTCGTCCAGCACGTCATTCACGCGACCAGCCATTTCGCGGCGGTGCGCCATGATGAGTTCGCGCTCCTCGTCCGTCAGTTCTTCGGTCATAGGTGTCTCCTGATTGGGGCAGAGTGTACTCGTTCCTGATTCTACGGCCGCTTCACTTCACTTCACTTCACTTCACTTCACTTCACTTCACTTCACTCGATCTTCCCTAGCAGTCGTTGTGCGACGGCCTCTACGTAAAGCCTTTCGAGAAACTCGTCTGCCGCAGCGGTGAACTCGCTTGGGTGCGCCTTGATGTTCACTCGCATCTTCGCCACGACGCGCGCCACCTCGCGGAGTGTGCGTCCGCGCAGCGTAGCGATATCGAGAATGAACTCCTCGCGGACATCGCGGAATGTCCGGTCCCCAGCGGGCGTAAGCAACAACAGATGCTCATCGTCGCACACGCTCACCATCGGTAAGTCCGGGAGCCTCACGATGGTCGAGCTGAATATCCGTTCGCCGCGCTTCATAGTGCTTCGAGCTTCTGGTTGTCGCGGAGTGTATCGACTCAAAGTCTCTACCGAATAGATTCACGCAGGTCTCACGATTTTCCGCACCCAACCTCTATCACTACGATGGCGGTAGTAAGTCTCCCACACGCCGGGCTCGATCTCCCGCGAGCTTCGCACGTCCCACGTCTCGTCTGAGTGCATCGGCCCGGGCGATTGAGTCAGGGGCATGTTCTTGAGACCTTCGGAACCGTCCGCGTTCCAGATAGTTGCGTAGGCGCGGATACGACTCATATCAATGCCGGCAAGCACCTGCTCGGGCGTCTCCAGTCGAAAATCAATCTCGCCATGCTTGATGTTTCTGTTCATAGTGCTTCGAGCTTCTGACGCACGGCGTCGGTCACGATGGTCTGGTTGCGGCGGCACCCTTCTAGGTACAGCTCCAGGTCGAACGGGTATCCCAGGTGCTCAATCACGTTGAAATGCGGTAAGCCAGTGTCTTGAAGGGGCTTCAACTTCTTGCGGACTCCCGACTCCACGACCGAGGGCTCGTCGAACATCAGCTCCCACTCCGTCTCGATGCCCCTGCCACGCTTGCGGATGATGAGGTCACAGCCTTCGTCCAGGTCAGTCACGTCGAGCGGCTCCTCCAGCCACTCCGTCTCCGGCGGCGGGTTCGCGCGAGCGAGTGCTTCCGCGAGCGTGATGTCTCCCGGCATCTCGTCTAGGCGTTCTACGATCAGCTCGGGGCGCGTTATCGGATGTGTCGTGCCCAGCATCCGCTGGACGATCGGCCCGTAGGCCCGCTTCGGCAGATGCACGAGCTTGACCTCATCCTCCTGCGGTTCGTAGCACGGCGCGACGAACCATTCCCACGAGAGCACCGAATGCTCGCTCGGTCGGCGCATGTCCCAAAGGGGGTCGGGCGCACCGTACGTGCCGGGGCTCAGCGCCACCGGGTTGTCTCGGTCGAACTTGACGACGCCGCTCGCCTTCCTCCCGCGCAGCATGAACTGCCTCACGAGGAAGCCAGGTTCGCCGTAGTGCCACGGCAAAAGACGGATGCGCTTGGACCCTTCGATTCTCATTATCTTCATCACTTCACCACCTGAAAAGATGCCTTGCCTTCGTCGATGACCATATATGCCAACGCAACGCCGAGTTCTGTCTGCGACTCGTGGAACCTCTCATTGAGGTGGCTGCCGCTGTACTCGTGGCCTAGCTCGTGCACGAGCAGCTTGAGGTGCTTCGGCATGAGCACTGTCGCGTCGAGCGCGTCCTGGAACCACCGCTGCGTGAGCGAGCGCAGGTTTAGCAGGATCGTACGGTCCTCGTAGCACGCAGCAGGCGCGCGCCCGTGACTCGACTTCAACTGCTTGACGATGCGAACCTCGACGTGCGCGCCGATCAGCTTGGAGCCGAGGAACTCGAAGGCGTCGCACACCTCGATGCCACCGGGCGGGTACTGCTCGCGCGGGATCGTCACGTCTTCGCCGGTGTCACTGAACACCGCCGCGCTCGACGGCGTGACCTTCCCGGCGGGCCGGATCGTCTCGTGCTCACGCACGTTCTTCCAGACATCGGCCGGGAGCGAGCCGCCGTGCACGACCGCGTAGCCCTTGCTCATGGCGATCTGCGAGCCCTCCTTGTCGCTCGGGTCGTAGGCCACCCGCTTCTTGCCGAAGCGCAGGTCCATGATGTGCGTGAGCACCTCGGGTAGCGGCGCGGGGTTCGTGTGGCCGAGCGCCTCCGTGACCCACGGCTCCTTCACGGCAGCCTCGTCTGTGATGCGCTCGTACCCGTGGTTCAGGACATGCGCGCGCAGGCGTCTCAGGAAGGCGGGCGTCACGTTGTCGCGGTCCACGTTGAGCGGGACCTTCTGGTGCACGTCGATGTCGAACGGTCCGCCGATCTCGACGACCGGGATCCCCAGCTCGAAGAGCCACCCGACGCACTCGGTCGCGTCCCACACCTCGACCTTGCCGATGCGCTGCGTCGGCCGAATTGTACCCTCGTCGTCGGACAGCTCGGTCTGGAGACGCGCCTCAAACGTGAGCCCGCACGGGATGATGCGCCGGAAGTGGTGCTCCATCGGATCGCCGCCGAAGCCGATGAACTCGATCGTCGTCGTGACGCCCTCGGGCACGTAGAGACTGTCGAGTCCGTAGTACGCAAGCTCCGCGTCTTCGCGCGTCATGTTCATCGTCGCAGAGATCGACGTGCCTCGTGCGCGTGACGCGCTCGAACGTCGCGTCGTCCCGTCGGATCGGAAGTTCAGAGTGCCGCCCGTGGAGCAGATCGACGCCTTAGTGCACAACGAAAGGAACAATTTTTCGCCGACGTTGAATCGTCCGCGCTGCCTTGCGTCGCTCTTCTTCTTCGAGGCCGCGAAAAGCACGCGCGCCTCTTCGAGATCGACGAAGCCGAGCGTCGAGTTGTCGTCACACCGCACCTCGACCTTCGGTGAGTTCGGAACCGCCGTGACGGTCAACGTCACCTCGGTCACACCCTCCTCGTCCCATGCGTTCGAGATCAGCTCGAAGAATGGAGCAGCCGGGCCACGTCGCGCATACACCTGCGCGAGCCCCTCCTTGTCTACGCGAAACCAGTCGTTCGTTCTTGTCATGTGTCTTTCCGTTGTCTTGCGCTTGCGCGCGTCTGGATCCGAATGCGGTCCACAGTCAGTATCGACAGTTCGCCCCCTTGGACTTGAGCCGGTCTGCCGCTTGTGCTCCGAAGCCTACCCCGAGAAAAGCCCACAGGCACGCCTCACGGGCGTTTTTCTCCGTCACGCGGACCTTTTTGGTGAAATCAAGGTCCGCGCTCAAGTTCTCGGGGTAGGCTGCCGATACAGGAAGAGCGCGGGGAGGTCATCCCCGGCACGGACCCAGAAGCCCTCAAGGGCGGGACAACGGAAAGACAAAGACCATGACTTCAACGCTTCAACTCCGACCGACTCAGCTCGCCGAACTTCTCTCAGCCGCGATCCCTGCGAAACTTCCCGTTCTCGTGACCGGCGCACCCGGCATCGGCAAGTCCGATGTCGTTGCCCAAGCTGCCGCCGCCGCCGGTGCCGACATGATCTTGTCGCACCCCGTCGTCGCCGACCCGACCGATGCGAAGGGTCTCCCGTGGGCAACCGAGGGCGCGGAGGAAGCGACCTTCCTCCCCTTCGGTGAAATGGCGCAGGCGCTCAAGGCAACGAAGCCTGCCGTCTGGTTCCTCGATGACCTCGGCCAAGCAAGTAAGGCTGTGCAAGCATCGTTCATGCAGCTCTTGCTCGCTCGTCGCGTCAACGGACACAAGCTGCCCGACTGCGTGACGTTCATGGCGGCCACCAACCGCCGCACTGATCGCGCCGGTGTCTCCGGGATCCTGGAGCCGGTCAAGAGTCGCTTCACCACGATCGTCGAGCTGGAGCCGAACCTCGACGACTGGTCGCAGTGGGCGCTCGACAACGACGTGCCGGTCGAGTTGATCGCCTTCCTGCGCTTCCGCGCTGACCTGCTGAACGACTTCAAGCCGTCGGCTGACCTGACCAACAGCCCGAGCCCCCGTACGTGGGCGAACGTCGGCAAGCTCCTCAAGCTCGGCCTCAGCTCCGACCTGGAGTACACGGCGATCGCCGGTGCGGTCGGCGAAGGCGCTGCCGCCGAACTCATGGGCTTCCTTCGCCTGTACCGCGAGCTGCCCAACATCGACGGGATCCTGCTCGACCCGGACAGCGAGCCGCTGCCCGATCAGCCCGCCGCGATGTACGCGACCGTGACGGGCCTCGGCGCTCGGGTCACCGAAGAGAACGGCTCGCGCGTCCTGCGCTACGCCGAGAGGCTCATGGAGAGCGGTCAGGGCGAGTTCGCCGTCGTCCTGGTACGAGACGCCATCCGCAAGGTCCCGGCCGTCAAGGAGACCCGGGAGTTCGTCCGGTTCGCCTCTGGCGAGTTCTCGACCCTCCTGACCGGGGGCGCGGCCTGATCTGAGATTTCTCCGGGAGCCCTCAAGGTTCCCGGCCCACCTGGACGAAGAAGACCCTGTAAACGACACCGGACCCAGACGCCCGCGAGGGCTCGACAACGGAGACCAGAATGAACGCACTGAACATGACCGCCACCCCGCCCGCCGATCAAGGCATCCACTCCCGCGCCATGCTGGTGCGCCTCGTGGTCACCGGCTGGAACGGCCGACGCTTCGACCGCAAAGTCACCGACGAGACCAACGCGCAGCACGCCGCGTCCAAGGACGCCGGACGCTACAACAAGGCTCTGCTCGGCGGCAAGAAGAACGCGCCCTCGCACGCCGATGCGATCGCCGCTGGTGGAGCCGCTCGTCGTACCTTCTACAAGCAGACGCTCGCTTGGTCCGACGAGGGCTGGCGACTGCTCCCGACCGCCAACTACGAGAAGTTCGTCGATGCGATGCGCAAGTCGCGCGGTGCGTTCGAGGAATCGGTCGAGCAGTTCCTCGCCGACTACCCGACCTACCGCGAGCAGGCCCGCGCTCTGCTGAACGGCATGTACCGCGAAGACGACTACCCGAGCGTTGACGCCCTTCGCAGCAAGTTCAGCTACTCGATCGAGTTCAGCCCGGTTCCGAGCGCGGGCGACTTCCGCCTCGACCTGCCGAGCGATCAGCTCACCGAGATCGAGCGCAACACTTCGGCGCGCGTCGAGCAGGCCACCAAGGACGCGATGCGCGACGCTTGGTCGCGTCTGCAAGAGTCGGTCGAGAAGGTGCGCGAGCGGTTGACCGGCGTGGACGCCGAAGGCAAGCGCAAGGGAAAGCCCAAGACCTTCCACGACAGCCTAATCGACAACGCGGCGAATCTGGCCGACGCGCTGACCCGCCTGAACATCACGAACGACCCCGACCTCGAAGCGATGCGCCAGCGAGTCGCCGACGAGCTGGCCGATCTGGAGCCCAAGACGCTCCGCGAGGATCCCAAGGCACGCGCCAAGGCCGCCAAGAGCGCGACCGACATCCTGTCCGCCATGAAGGGCCTGTACGGTGGGGAGTAACGGCGACCTACGGATGGCCGTGCTGCTTGCGCTGATCGAGCAGCACGGTCCTTTGCCGTGCATCCACGTTGCGCGGGTGCTGCGGCACATCGAAGCGCACGCAGGGGGTGTCACGGTCCTTCCGAGGAGCGCTGTTGATATCTCAGCAAGAACTTTCCCGGAATCCGAGAAGGGCTCCAGTTAGAAGGCCCTCGGGGTCGAGGAGTATGGTATGGAAGCTCACATCAAGAAGATAATGGCCGCCCGCATGGCTCTCGTTTTGGACCAGCCCTTCTTTGGGGTGCTGGCGCTTCGCCTGCGCATCCAGCCGGACCCGAGCTGCAAGACCGCGTGGGTTGACGGCCGCACGATGGGCTACAACCCGAGCTTCGTCGAGGGCCTGTCCCATCCGCAGCTCGTCGGTCTCGTCGCTCACGAGGTCATGCACTGCGCGGCCGGTCACCCGTGGCGACGCGACGCCCGCGACCAAAAGAAATGGAACGTCGCGGCCGACCACGCGATCAACCCGATCCTGATCGACTCCGGCTTCAAGCTCCCCGAGGGCGCGCTGCTCGCCGACGAGAACCGGGGCAAGTCAGCCGAGTGGATCTACGATCGCCTGCCCCAGCCGCAAGAGCCCGAGCAGGGTGAGCCCGAGCAAGGCGACGGCGAGCAAGGCTCCAGCGAGTCGAGCGACCAACCGGACGACGACACGCAAGACGACGCCGACGAGAACGCCGAAGACGACGAAGGCGACGAGACCCAAGGCGCGGGCCAGGACGACGATGACGACGCCGAGCCCGATCAGCCCGGCGAAGTGCGTGACGCGCCTCCCGACACGACCGAAGACGGCACGACCGAAAGCGATTGGAAAGCCGCCGTTCAGCAAGCCGCGAACGCCGCCGCCGCGCAAGGCAAACTCCCCGGCGCGTTGAAGAGGTTCGCCGACGACGCCGCCGAGACGAAGGTAGACTGGCGCTCGGCGCTGCTCCGCTTCGTCCAGGAGACGAAGGCCAGCGACTACACCTGGAAGCAGCCGAATCGCCGCTACGCTGCTCGCGGGCTGTATCTGCCCTCGTTGCACAGCGAAGAGATGGGACCGATGGTCATCGCCATCGACACGAGCGGCTCGCTCGACGCCGTGATGCTCAGCCAGTTCAACGCCGAGGTCAGCGCGATCGTTGACCAGATGAACCCCACCCGGGTCCACGTCATGTACTGCGACTCGGAAGTCCGCCGGACCGACACGTTCGAGCGAGACGACGAGATCGAGTTCGACGCGGTTGGCGGTGGCGGCACCAAGTTCGGCCCGGTCTTCGATGCGATCGACGAGCTGGACGAGGTTCCGGCGTGCGTCGTGTACTTGACCGACCTGGAGCCCTGGGGCGAGAACGGCTGGCCCGCGCAAGAGCCCGAAGTTCCGACCTTGTGGGCCGCGACGAAGCGCCACGAAGTTCCGTTCGGCGAAGTCCTCCTGGTGAACGAATGAAGCCCAAGAAACCGATGTCCGCGTCCGCCCGCGTCATGCAGGCCGGACGCGGCTTGTCTGTAAGTCAATTCTCCCGCATGGCGAACGATATGCACGGCGGGATCAGCTACACGGGCTGCTCAAAGGGCAGCATCGTGAAGGCGCTGCTGAACGGCGAGCTAGGTCAGAAGCCGTACACGGCCAACGAGGTCATCGCAGAGATCAAGCGCGTGAAGGACGAGAGCAACGCCGCGCAGGTCGAGCAAGCGACGCTCACGCGCGCCCGTCGTCGCAGGTGCGACTACGAAGACCTGCCGCGCCACGAATCGCACGGGCTCATCGGGATCAGTCGCGTACAAGGCATCGCCAATCTGCACGGCAGTCCGATCAAGTCGCACGGTTTTATCGAGCTGCACATCCACGAAGGTCATCGCAAGGCAGGGCTCGGCGGAGAGCACTACCACGACGGCAAGATCATCGCGTGCGTGCGCCTTAGCGAGACGCAGTTCGCGCAGATGATTACGACGCCCAACATGGGGTGCGGGGTGCCGTGCACGCTCACCCACTACCGCGACGGCGACCGACTCAAGCAGTGTGAGGACCCGCCCGCCGAAGAGAGCGTCAGCTCGATCACGCGCCGCCAGTTCAAGGAGGACGTGCAAGACTCGATGGCGACCATGAAGGCCACGCGCCGCAGGATCGAAAAGAAGCTCAGCGAAGGCAAGCTCTCGAAGAAGCTGCAAGACGAGTTGCGCAGCGAGATCTTCGAGCTGTTGCGAATATTCGAGGACAGCGCGCCGTTCGTGATGGAGAGGTTCGAGGAGAACGTGCAGGCCACCGTCGCCACGGCCAAAACCGAGTTGGCGAGTTACGTGTCGCTCGTCGCTCAGAAGAGAGGACTCGAAGCGTTGCGCGAAGACACAGAGTTTCAACTGCTAATCGAAGAAGACGATGGATAACACACACACACCAAAGAAACTCTCGGAAGAACTACCTCTGAGCCTTCAAGCGTACGAGCGCGCGTGCGTCGAGCGCGCCATACGTGAGCATCCAAAGAGTACCGATGCCGCGCGCGCACTCTGCATCGGAAAGAGCACGCTGTATCGAATGCTAAAGAGACACGCGATCAAAAGAGACCATCAGAAATGAAACAGCCTTGCAACAAATACTGGATTTTGGTTGGCCGCGAGGTCGTTCCCGCAACATTCCTCAAGTGGACGGAGTGGACCGAAACCGGCACGCGACACGTCGCGTGCGACTACTTACAGTCCGAACGGTACGGAACGATCCGCGTCTCTACCGTCTGCCTCGGGATCGACCACAGCTTCGGATGCGGCGAGCCCATCCTTTTCGAGACGATGGTGTTCCGCGAGAAAGGCACGGACAAGTACGGGATGCCTCCGCCCGACGATCTCGTATGCAGTGGCTTTTGGGGCGAGATGCATCGCTACCACACCTACGATGAAGCCGAAGCCGGGCACACCGACATCCTGACGAAGCTCTCCGACAGCGGGTGTACGCCGGTACGCGGACCGCTGCGCAAAGATTAGACTGCTCGGATGGACGTAGCAGCAGCGCAGGCGATCGTGTCGAAGATGACGTACAAGCCCGGGTGGGAGCTGCTCTGCTATCCGCAAGGCGAGCCCGCCGGTGGAGGGAGCCTGCGCTTCGGCAAGGACGAGATCGACTGCGAGCT